ACAATTTGATACTGAAACTACTGGGCGTAATCCTCATATATGTAATTTATTATGTTCACAGTTCGGTAATAAAAAAGCAGACACTCAAATAGTTGTAGATAATAGTACAGTAGATTTTAATTTATTTAGACCTATTCTTGAAGAAAAACTTATTATTGGACATAATCTGAAGTTTGATTGTCAATTTAGTTATAAATATAAAGTAATTCCAAAGCATGTCTGGGATACTATGATAACTGAACAGTTTCTACATTTAGGTTATGACCCTAAAAACATTAGATATAGTCTGCAGGCTGTAGAAGAACGCAGATTAAATAAATTTCTTGATAAATCTACTAGAGGAGAAATTATTTGGAGAGGTTTAGATACTAAAGTCATCAAATACGCAGCTGGAGATGTTGTAGACCTTGAAGATATAATGGAACTTCAAATACAGGATTGCATAAATAATCATTGTTTACAAGGAGCTAAACTAGAAAATGCTTTTGTTCCTGTAATAGCTTATTTAGAGTGGTGTGGTATTAAGCTGGACGTAGAAAAATGGAAAGCTATAATGACTAAGAATGAAAAACAGAAAGAAGAAGCATTATCTGAACTAACTAAATGGTTGTGGAATTATACACAAGAAAATGTTACTCCGGGATATGTATATGAGAATGTGGATTATATGCAACCATTTGCTGATAAGAAAATAAAAAAGTTGCAAAAACAACATTTTGCTCAGTACAAGCATGAGAAAACTTTAGAATCTGATATTTATTCATTTAGAAAATGGGTTAAAAATCCTTATTTCGAGAAACAGCTTCAAGGTGACTTATTTTTAGGTTATAGTGAAGAACCTATTTGCACAATGAATTGGAATAGTCAAGATATGGTTATTCCTTTACTTCAAAAAATGGGTTTTAAAACAAAAACTGAGGATAAGAAAACTGGAGAATCTAAAGAAAGTATGGTTGAGAAACTTATCAAAAAGCAAAAAGGTATAAATGATGAATTTATATATTTGTTTTATGATAGGTATCAGAAATCTGTAAAAGTATGCAGTACTTATGGACAACAATATATTGATGCTATTAATCCTATAACTGGTAGGATTCACACTACTTTTAAACAACTTGGTGCATCATCTGGTAGAATGTCTTGTGGTAACTCACAAGATTTTGACGCTGATTTAGCTAAATATAAAGGTATTCCTGCTTCTAGATGTAAGTTTGTTCAATTACAAAATCTACCAAGTGATGAGGATACAAGAGCTTCTTTTATTCCTGCTGAAGGTAACCTAATGTGTTCCTGTGATTATTCAGCATTAGAGAGCAGATTAGGTGCTGATATATATAATGAACCTTCCATGATTAAGGAATATCTTGAGGGATCGGGTGATATCCACTCTTTAACAGCTAAACACTGTTTTCCAAAAGAGTTAGAAGGTATTGAAGTTAAAGATATTGAAGATAAAAGACCTGACCTTAGAAAGAAAGCTAAACCAGTAGAGTTTTCACAACAGTTTGGAGGTTCTGCTAAAGCCATTCAAAACTCGCTTGGCTGTACAATGGAAGAAGCTAAAGAAATAGCTGAGAATTATAATCAAGGTTTTTCAGGAATAGCTAAATTTAAAGAAAAAGGTTCTGCTTTTGTTAAAGAACATGGTTATATTGTTATATGTAAAAAGACAGGACATAAAATTTATTGGGAAGATTGGGAAAAGTGGAAAGAAATAGAGGATGTTCCATATGAAATTAGAATTAGAGAGTATTCTAAAGAAGAATTACGTGAACATAGTATGGCTGGTAGTAAATGGGGAAGAATGGTATTAAATAGTCCTACTCAAGGTACAGGTATTATAATCTTGAAGTTTGCTATGTGTAAATTTTTTAAATGGATTGTAGAAAATAATCTATTTGAAATAGTTCGTATATGCGATCTTGTCCATGATGAAGCTGTAATTGAATTTCCTAAGGAAATGAAAGATACAGTACCAGCTAAATTGCAAGAATGTATGGAGTTTGCTAGTTCTATTTTCTGCGATAAACTACCTATTCCAGCAGTACCAGAAACAGGAGACCATTGGATACATTAATATATATGGAAAGATTATTAATTATAGGAATATTACATTTAATACCTTTCATTATTTGTACATATTTAGTAGTACTTAGAAATGAAGTAGGATGGTGTGGATTAATGCTAGTAATATTTATTAGTTTAACATTAACTTTAAATTTTGAATTAGATAGAAACGACTAAATATGACATTTATAATTTACCATCCAGATGGTAGGAGAGAACAATACTCTAACCATTATAATGAAGATATTGAATCCGAAAGAGATGCTGCATTTGATGATGCTTATATGACATTTCCAGGTTGTTATATAGAAGCTTTTTAAGTATGGAATTATCAGGTTACATTGATATTAGTGATTCTAGTTACAACGAAGCGCTAATGTTAGGATTTTCAGATTATATTACAAATTCTGATATAAATAGAAATAAAGACGCAATTACAGAATGTCTAAAAGAAAGATTAGCTGATGAATGTTCAGACTTTTATTTAGATAAAAAGGGAGAAATTCAAGTTCTCTCTGATTTAAAAGAGATAATTACTCAACTTATATCTATTATTTAATGTTATTTAATTACGAAAACAGATTATTAATTTCTTTTGGTGTAATTATGGGAGTCATCTCATTTCTAATAGTTACATCTTTACTAAGTTTTATTTAATATGAATAAATTAATTATAACTAGAGGACTTCCTGCAAGTGGAAAAAGCACTTGGGCTAAGCAATGGGTTCTTGAAGACCCTGAACATAGAGTTAGAATAAATCAAGATGATATTCGACTTATGTTAGGTAAGTACTGGGTTCCTAGTAGGGAGAAGCTAGTACAAAATATACAAGATGAAGCTATTCTTGCATCATTAGACAGAAACTATGATATTGTTATAGATAATACTAACTTGAATGCCAAGGTATTAACCAACTATGACAATTTAATTAGACCTTATAAGCATTACAGTATTGAGTACAAGGATTTCTTTGATACTCCTTTGTCTACTTGTATAGAGCGTGATAAAAATAGAGAGCTTCAAGTTACTGAAAAAGTAATTAGAGGTTTTTATGATAGGTATAAAGATATGTATCCTTTAAATGGTAATTAATTATGTATTTAGCTAGAGTATCATTTTATGGACTTAATTATGGAAAAGAGGATAGAATTTATATAATTCCCTGTCAAAATGCCGAAGAAGCTATAGGTAGACTAACTAATGAGATTGAATATGAATATGAAAGCAATGAATTTATGATTGATTCTATGCAATATTTATCAAATGCAGAAATATTATGATATTTACAATAGATTATAACATAACTCTTAAGTCTGGAACCATCTTCGGTAAACAGATTAGAGTTAAGAATAAGGAGAATGAACTAATAGCTAAATGTTCTTTAGAAGATTACTTACGTAAAAAGTATGGTAAGGACTTCCTTGAATTAGTTATAACTAATTGTAGAAATACAACATTAGGAGGCTTTGATGCATTCTCTGATTTGTTTGGAGGTATATTTAAATGATTGAATATAGAAGAGAAATAGCTATTTATTTAAGTATATTAGTTATTTTATTTCTACTAGGAAGTCAGACTCTAATAGATATATTTAAAAAACATTTTAATGGTTGATAATTTTGATATTTTATCCTCTTGGTTTGATAATCTCACAGACCAAGGGGATTTTTTCTTTGTACAAGTAATACAGAGAAAGAAAGAATGTAATATTGGAAGTAACAATAATGTAATTAAAGACTATCATTTCTTTGATGAAGAAACATTCTTAGAAAAGAAGGAGGAAATAATTACATTGTGTAAAACTTTCAATGCACGAGCTTATTTTTGGGTGAATCCTAGAAATTGTAAGCAAGTACAATTTGAGATAATTAGAGAAGCTACAGAAGCTATTGAGTGTAATTCTAGAAAACTATTTAAGTGTGTATCTAAAGCTATAGGTCAAAGAAGAAACTCTAATTATAAATCTAAATGGATTCTTGACTTTGACACTAAAGACACAGAGTTAATTAATAAATATTTAGGTATAGCTATGGAATGTAGACATTCTGGAAGTGGATTAGTTTTCAATCTTATTCCAACTGTGAATGGATTTCACGCTATAACTAAAGGATTTGATTTAGAACAATTTAAACAGAAATTAGCTATGGTACAATTAGATAACTTAGATATTCATAAAGATAATCCAACCGTGTTATATTATGCAGGATAAACTTGGAGTATCTTTAGTTAAGTATCTTTGTCCCGTATGTGGTAAAGAAGCTGAAGAAGGCATTATTATGAACTCTTTACTTACAGAGCAAAATGCTAAAGCTGTTGAAGAAATGAATGGTAAAGCTATAGGATTTGCCGACCATACTTGTAAAGAGTGTGCTAAATATAAAGACAAAGTTGTATACTTTATAGGAATAGATTCAAGTAAATCAGATTCTAATAATCCATATAGAACAGGACAAATAGTTGGAGTCAGTAAAGATGCTGCATTGGTTGAACAATGTAAGAAATATACAACTACACTTAAAGATGATTCACAATTATGTTATATAGATGAAAAATTAGGAGAACAGATAGGACTATGGTCAAATCAATGAATCCAGACTTATTAAATCCTACACAGGTTTATATAGGTCGATTAAAGAGTAAAATTAATACTCTCGAAAATACTATAGCTGAATTTAAGAAGTATGACAAGAAAAGAAAGGACTACTATAAGGATTTAGCTATACGTGTTGGTGAACTAGAGTCGGAATTAGCAGAATACAAAGATTTAGAAGACCCTACAGGAAAGCTTCAAAATAAAATAAAAATGCAACGTAATACTATCAGAAGTTTACAAGCTATTCTTAATATTAGGAATGAAGAATTTCCAGAGGATATGGATTTAATATCTGCTAAAAATGAAATAAAGTCTTTAAAAGAAAAAGTTGAAACCTTAACTAAGACTAATAGTCATCTTAGAAATTCGGTTTCGGAATTATGTTATAAATTAAATAAAAAATGAAACTAATTAAACAATCTTTTGAATTTATTAATCAAACGGACTTCTCATTAGTGGGAATTAAGAAACAAATTGAAAGATGTGCAAGAGTATCTTACAAAAGCGAAGATAGAATTACCAAAGATTCCTATGAGAAATTTGTAAATATGCTCATAAATAGAGGACATGATAGACCCCTCGAGTTTGGTACTGTCCATCTTAGAATGGACTATGGGGAACTATTAGACTTGCAAGATACTTTAACTGGTATAGGTATCTATAACGACTACTGGTTAAAATGGAATGAGGAAATTATAGACAGTGATGATAATATATTTGTAACTACTAATTACAGATATTTTTTAGAAATTATTAAACAGCATCCTTGGATAGAAGAACTATTAGATGAATCTGATTCTGAGTATTATCCTAAAAGATACACTGTTCATATGGTACTTAGTAGAGGAATTATGGATGAGTTTAGAACTCATGTAGGATTGTCTCATTTGGCTGAAAGTACAAGATATTGTTCCTATAATAAGGATAAATTTGGTAATGAAGTAACATTTATTGAGCCGTGTTGGGAAATAAGAGGAACTAATTACATTGACTATTTACAAGAAGCTGAAAAAGGATATTTTCATTTATTAGATATGGGATGGAAGCCTCAACAAGCTCGCTCTGTACTTCCTTTAGGAGTTAAATCTGAGTTAATTAGCTGTGGATTTGAGGATGCTTGGTCTAATTTCTTCTATCGTAGAGATGCTAAAGACGCTCATCCTATGGCTCAGGAAATAGCCAGACCAATGCATAAGGAATTTATTAAATTGGGATACTGTAAATGATTATAGTTGGATTATGTATTTATATATTCTCCGTTTTAGGAGCAACTTTATATATTAGGTACGATGATGAATTTGAAGCTGATGAAGCAATATTAGTAATTGTTTTCTGCCCTCCTCTAAACACTATAATATCTGTATATGAAGTAGTTAAACTACTAATATATATAGATACCAGATTTATGTTTAAGATTAATAAAAATTTTCTAAAGTTAATTAAATACAATAGAAAAAAATGAACTTTTTAGATAAGAAAATAGAAGAGATTATTGCTAAACATCCAGGAGGTGAAGATTTCTTTAATCATGTAGATGAAATGATTAGAAATCACAAAAGTCTCATTGATACTGCTTATGATAAGTTAATTCAGTATTGTTATGACACCCATCTATGGCAAGTAAGAGGATTTCCAACTTTTGCTTATAACGGAATAGTACTTACAGGTGCTTTTGGACAAGCTGTTACTAACTATATGCATAAAGAACTAACTAATACTTTTGGGCAAGTACTATTAGTTAATGGTGGATTGCGTCAAGAAGGAACTAAAGCACAAATATTGACTAATTCTATTGATATTGATGAGTTTATATTATTTGATGATTCTTTTTATTCTGGAACTACTAGAGATAAAATAGAAGAGGCACTTAAAGAAATTCGTCAAGGGTGTAAGATTATTCATACTGTCTGTATATATGACGGTGGCAAAGATAACAATGTAACTTCTTTATATAAGTATTATAAAAATGACAAATAAAATTGGACAATGGGAACCTACTTGGAGTTATAAAGTTCCAGACGGTCCTCATGCAGGTAAAACGTTATGGAGTGGCAGATATTGTGCGGTAAGCTGTGTAATATTAGCTAAGGAAATAGTAGATAATGAAGAGAAATGGTTTATATTAATTAATAAACGAGGAAAGGGAACTCCTGATGACCAAGGTAAATGGAATATGCCTTGTGGTTACTTAAATAATGGGGAGTCTGCTACACAAGCTTGTGCTAGAGAAGTTGCTGAAGAGTGCGGTGTTAAAATTCCTTCAGTAGCTTTTAAATTAATTAACGTTGAAACTGCTCCAGAAAAGTGTAATAATGGTAATGTAACATTTAGGCATTTATGTATTTTAACTAAAAGAAAACCCATTGGTTTATTACAAGCTGGCGGAGAACAAGATGAAGTAGAAGGAATTAAATGGCTTCCTGTAGAGGAGATTCCTAATTACAATTGGGCATTTCGCCATAAGTACACACTACTTAATGATATAATTCCTAACCTCGAATTGCTTTATCATAAATACGTAACAAATACACTCGTAGTTACCTATGAGTAAAATTATAAACATTAGATTAGTATAATTTTAGATGATTAGTTAATTATTTATTTTATTTTAATATGAATTTTGATTCTTTAAAAAGCACTTTTGGTATTTCATTTGATTCTAAGTTAGCAAACATTAAGTCTTCTTTCCAAACTGCACATGATAATGCTATTAAACTTATAGCTAAAATGAATGATAAGATTTCTAAGAAGGAAGAAGAAGTTAAGAAGATTCAGAATGAGATTAAGGATATTGAGAATATTAAGAATCAGGCAGATAAGTTTGTAACTAATCTCAAAAGTATTTTAGCTTAATGTATAAAGTAAAAGAAACACTCGAATACTTAGTAGAAAACGCATCCGAGTTTACATCAGTAAGTGATATTTTAGATATTTGTAATTCTCTCCCAGGATGTATTTGGGAAAATACATATTACCCTTTACCAATACAATCTGAAGATACTACGAATCCTTGGGGTAATAGTAAATTACATTTTGAGAAACAAAGAGATGGAATAACTGACAAAACCTGACTTAGAGAGTATTTGAATGATTGATTTTGCTAATAAAAGAGTACTGTTCATTGATTTGGACGGTACTCTAATTAAAACTATCTCTGGTAAGAAATTTCCAGAAGACATTACAGATTTCAGAATACAATTACCAGTATTAAACAAAATTGTAGGAAAATTACCAAATTTAGAGCTAGTAAGGATTATAACTAACCAAGGCGGTATAGGAAAATTCTTTACTGAGGAAGATTTTGATACCAAAATATCCTCTATTAGTACTTTCTGTTACAATTATTTAGGAGTTAGGTCTAAAACTAGTATACTTGGATTTGGTTGGGACTACTGTGCTTCTATAAATACAACTAATCCGAAAAGAAAACCTAATGTAGGTATGTTAGAAGATTATTATAATCAGTGTACAATAAAAGATAAAACACAATACATTATGATAGGTGATGCTTCTGGTAAACCTGGAGACTTTTCAGATTCAGATAAAAAGTGTGCTGAAAATTTTGGTATAGATTATATTGATGTTAGAGATTTCTTAAATTTATAATTAAATATATGGATGAATATGGTTATGTAATTGATTTAGAACTAGCTAAAAACATATTAATTATGTATTTTGCTAACAAATATATTCTTGAACTAGATTTATGTGAGCAAATTAAAAATGAATTAATACACTATGACGAAGGCTATACATTTGATACTCCAAATGGTCCTCATTTTGGAGGTCCGGAAGGTTCAAGTGGTTATGTAATTCAGACTCTTGATGGCTGGTTAAAAGAACACCCTGAAAATTTATGCTTTTCTGCTAGTCAAACAGTTTGTTTAAATCAACATAATGGTATATTTTATAAAATAAAAGATAAGCTTACATATTTTGTATTAGGTGAATTAGATTAATGCTAGGAATTAAAGAAAACAATAAACCTATAGATATTGAGTATTTAGCTATTATAATGAAAGATTGTTTAGATAAATATCCAGATAGGGAAGAGTATTATAAAACTATAATGCCAGAGGTTTATAAAGAAATGATTAAAAATGAACAAAAAAGTAATTGAATTTGTAAGAAATTACGCTGAAGAGCACTTGGACAAGAGTGACCCTAAGCAAGTGTTTGATGTGTTTGTGGTATGGCAGTGCTACATTTTGGGTAATGCCAAGTGGCTGTTATCAACGACACTTCCTGATGGTATGTACTATGAGGTTACCTACAACAAGGATAAGGATGAGTTCTATCTTGATGCCTACAAGAAATTTGAGAATAAATGCATTAAAAATCAATAATTATGGGAAATGCAGTTGATGCAGGACAACATTGGTATAATATTGGGTTTACTTTAGGAGACCCTTGGGCAGATGGTCATGGAGGATATGAAACGTATCATATGAAAAGTAATTATGCTCCTGATGTAATCAAAGCAGCATACATTAAGGCTTCTAAATTACTAGGGTTTGACTTTATTAAAGAATGTTGTGCTGAATGCGACGCCTATTATATAGAGCCTGGATATGCTAAAATTCTAGCAGATAAAGGTATTATAAATAAAAAGTATTTAAATAAAAACCCTGAATGGATTCCAGTTGGGGCATATTCCCTATGTGAAGGAGAGAAGGCTACTGATGAGTTTGTAGATGTTTTTATAGATATAATTAAACTAGTAAAGCCAGACTTTATATTAGAGAAACGAAACTTACAAGAAGAGGATTTAGATATTTTAAATGGTGCTGGTTATGGCATAACTGATAAACATTAACTTTTTAAATATGACATTAACATTCAGTCTAAAAAGAAGTAATACTAAAAGCACAAGAACTCATAAAAAGTTCCCTAGACAAAAACTAAAGAATGATTATACTACAGCTAGAAACTTAAAAGAATGGGCTTATTGTAAGCATAATTGGAATGATGATGACTATACTTATATTGACGGAAGTCTTAAAAAATTCTTAATGTGTAATATAGGCAGACCAATTAATAAAGTGTATTCTAAATTTCTTTCAAGATGTAGTAATCTTGGTAAATTCAATCCTAAAGAGGAGTTTTATATTTATATAGAAGACAAAGAAAGTATAAACCCTAGATTTGGAGGATTTTATGTAACCAATGGAATTCTTAATTATAAGAAACCAATTAAAAATAATAAATCAGGTATATCTTATGTAGATATTAATAAAAAACAATTTGATAAACTTGATTTGCATACTAAGATAAAAACTTTAGTTGAGTTACATACCCCACAATGTTTGGGTGTATATTATTTAAAGTATGTTAGAAAAACTGTATACATAGATATTTCTCCTATTCTTGATGATTGGAGAGACCAGATAAGTGAGAAACATACGAGAATTGTGTGTTCTATTCCTGGAGTAGGTTATGGTATTAATTTAAACATTATAGAAACTCAAACTGGTAAAACTAAATATAATTACAGCATAGTTAATGATTGGTTTCAAAGTCATAATCCTACTATTTACTTTTATTACTTAGACAAATAATTAATTACAATAGTATAATAAATGGTTAATTACACATTAGAAGAAGCAAAACATATTTGGGTAACATCAGACACTCATTTTAATCATGCCAATATAATCAAGTATTGTAATCGTCCATTTTCTTCTGTAGAAGAAATGAATGAAACTCTTATAAATAATTGGAATAATGTGGTTTCTCACGATGATACAGTTTATCATTTGGGTGATTTTGCTATGGGTGATAAATCGCTTATCCCAGAAATCTTAGGGCGTCTAAATGGACATATACACTTTATTATGGGAAACCATGATAATTTGAATATTATGGAGAATTTAGCAATAAATTCGATACTAGAGACTCTTACTTGGGAGGAAGTAATTAGAGTAGAAAAGAAAACCATAATTATGAATCACTTTCCTTTTAGTTCTCTTTCAGATTCACTAAGTAATCGACCTATTATTCAACTTTATGGTCATGTACATAGTACGCCGAACATACCTTGGATAGGATTAGATAATCAATACGATGTAGGTGTGGATAACAATAATTTCACACCTATAAATTTATGTAAATTATTACAAAAAATTCATTATAAAATACATATTAAATAATGCAATTAATACCTCCTGATTATATAAATCTTAATCTTAATCTTTTTAAATATTTACAGAAGATTGGAATACTTCCAGATGATTCTAATGTTAGAGATAATAATGTAGGAGAAAGTAATTATTCTAAGTCAGTTATTCAACCTTGGTCAGTTTGGCAAGATTGGAAATTAAACCCTTGGGATGCAGATATAGTAAAGCGTATTTATAGAACTAAAGTATTGCAAGGTAAAACTGAGGATGAAGCTAGAATAGAAGATTATCAAAAAATTATTCATATATGTCAAGAGAGAATAAGACAACTACAAAATAATTAAATATTATACAATTTAAGGGCAGGTCAGTGGAGTAACATCCATTGGCTTGCCCTTATTTTTTTAATTTTGCTATTTAGATATATGATACTTATTACAATATTTACATTGATAGATAGTATAAGTAAGTAAATTCATTCTTCTAAGATATTTATTAGCTAAATCTATAGTATCAAATGTAAGTTTAGTTTTACCAAGTTTATTAAAATGGTATCTAGGATATTTATTATTTAAATTGTCTCTAGGTCTCATAAATTATTATTTAAAGGGAACTCATGGCTTAGGCTATGGGTTCCCTTAATTTTTTTAATTCTAATCTTTAGCCCATAGTTTATAAGTATCTTGAAAACTTCTAAATAATGCTTGAGAATTTATTACAGTCTCCCCTAAGGATTTATTTCCGGTAACTAAATTCCAAGTATCATTAATTATCTTTCCTGATAGTTTATATGTAGCTGGATTAGTAGAATTACCAACATAATCCAGAACAGCTAAAGGTCCATGAAAACCATCAAAAGCACTGTGACCACCTTTATATAGCAATTCAGTTACTGCATTGCCTAGAATATTTTGACCATTGGCATTCTTTTTGTGGTCTTTATACATAGGAGTAAATACTAACCCAAATAAACCTGCAACTATTAAACTGACTAATAAATCTGATAAAAGTTTTTTCAAATTAGCTCTCTAAGTTTCATTTGCCCATACATTTTCTTTAAATCCGTCAATTCCATTATAGTGTAGTTCTATTAGAGAATCTCTTAAACTATATATAATTCCCTAAACCATATCAGGTACGTATTTAACTACTGGGCAATCTTCATTACCTCCTTCACTAAGAGTTACTGCTTCTCCTTGATTATTCCAGTATAATGGTTGTCCATTTCTAGTCTCATACTCTACATGAACAGATGTATTAGAAATCTATCTAGATTTTCCGTAGTTATCAATGAGTCCATTCATCCATGTAGAGAATACTGCAAAGTTTCTACCAATAGCAATATTTTCATATTTGGCTTTAGAACTCTAATTATAAGCGCCGTAAATAGTATCTGCTAAATTCTTAAATGTAGTTATTTGCTATTGAGTATAGGCATCTGGTAAATTATCTCCTTCAACTAAGCTAGTACCTTGCTCCTAGTTTGTCATTCTAAGCATACTTAAATATAAAGACCTCTATCTCTGGTATTCTTTCTCATCACTTCTATCACCTTTAGCATATTTTTCAAATCTCTTATCCTTTCTCCAGTCATAGTTAAGCTCTCCGTCTTTTATAGAATAAGCATCAAACACACCATCATGTTTCATCTAAGCTACAAAGAGTACCATTCTATTTAAATAGTCAGGTCCATAGAGAGTGGAATATGCCCAATTTTCCCAATTAAGAATACCTCCTCTACAAGTTTTCTAGCCTTCAGAAATCTTAGCAATATCCATATTAGAGAGTCTATATTTTAGATTTAACTAATTAAGTTTACTAATAGTCATAATATTTTGAGGACCTTCTTCAATTACTTCTTTATAACCACTTAGCACTTCAGCAGGAGTTATATCGGTCTAATACTTATTAATACTTCTAGCCAGATTTTCAAACAAACCTTGAATGGTATCTCGTACAGTTCCAGCTACATTTCCTGCAATATAACATTTACTAACTGCGCGTCTAATAGGATCAATAAAAGATTCTAGAGCTTTTGTTTGAGGTTCCATTATGGACTAATTAAATACAGATACTGATAAGAAATCATTTATTGTTTTTACTGTATGTTCCACATTTTTAAAGTCATCTTCAGTATCTCCTTTTATATATAAATCAAGTAGAATACCTTTAGTTCTAGTGAGCATTTTCTAATACTCAACTGACTAAATATGTTTTTCTAAGAAGTCTATAAGTATATTCTCTACATTAGTTTCAAAGAAATCAATACCTTTTTCATTTAACCAATTAGCTCGCCTATTAGAGTCTTCTGAACGTTTAAATGGATTATATGACTACAAATTCTCTATATCTTGCTTTCTCTGTAACTTTTCTTCATCATTAAGAGTGTCATCTACAAATTCATTGTAAGCATCAATTGGGTGCATTATTCTTTTCATCCAACGTTGACCAAACTCTTTAAATCCTTGCTTTATATTAGTTCTCCTAGTAGCTATAGAGGCTCTTTCTAAAGGTACATCTAGGTAATTAGAACTACCTATTGAATCTATAAGATGTTGGTCATTAATTCCAGTAAATTCCCATTTCTAACCTCTCATTTCATATCTAATCTTATTAATTTCAAATAAGATATTTTTTAGAAATTCTCTTTCAGAATTATCTAAAGACTAGTCAGCATATGGATTTTTAAATCTTAGTTCACCATTTTCTTTACTTATAGGGTCAAACAAGTTTTTGAATATTCTCACCTCATCTCCTATAGTACTGTTTCTTACAGCTGAATAACCTTTGGCTTCAAAGAATTTATTCATTATTTTACGCATAGGAGCATACTCTTTAAGCATTCTATCTGCTACTTTATTTACCGCCTACTAAAACATAAATCCAGTAACTCGAACATTAGCATTAGGAATACTTTGTGGTTTAAAAATATATTCAGGTAGTTGACCAAACTCTTCATTATCGAGAGATAAATCCCCATTATACAAGTTTAAAGCTCTAAGAGCAGATGTGTATACCTTGGCTAAAGTGGATAAGGTTTTATCTGCAGAATATACCAAATCTTTAATTCTTCTTGGGTCTTTAGGTAATCTATCTAACGATTCTATTTTATCAATAATAGTCTATAATTTATTTATTTTGCCCTCTATAGTCTTAGTTGTTTCCAAGCCATCTACAATAGTTCCGTCTAGATTAGTTTTAGAAGTAATTTGGTCTTCAATTTCTTTTAATTCTGATACCTCTGGAGCACTATTCATAGCTTCCCTCCAAGTTTGTATCATCAACTCAGCAGGGTCTACAGTTTCTACACTATTATTTTTAAAATTGTTATCTATTTTATCCTAATTATTTTCATTAACTACGTCAAGAATAGTCTTAAACTATGGTAATAACATAGATATATCCATTTCACAACCCTTCTTAGTATGGTAACTAGATATTCCTACAACTTTAAGAGTACCTAACTTAGGTTTGAAAGGTAATTTAGATAAAATCTAATTAAGTACAGTAAGTGTTTTAATTGCTTCTATATTACCATAAGTAGCTTTCATTGTGAAATTTTTGCTATTTAAATCCATTAAATATGAACCTAGCAAATTAGCTCTTCCCTTATACTTCACCTAAGTATTTACATCAAAAGGGGTGATGGTAACTACATCAGTCTAATTGGTTCTTTTATTTCTAAACAATAGAATATTGGCATTGGTTAAAGTAGAATTATCAATTAATTCCCATTTATAATCAGGCTTTCCGTCCTAATCAGTATTATCAAATTCAAAATATTTGTTTAGCTAATTCTAAATAAAGGCACTATTTTTTAAAGAACAATAAAATGATGGTAATCCCTGTTTATAAGCTTGTTGAATATCAGATACAACACGATAAGTAGCTTTTTGTGCAGGCGCCGAATTAATTAGTTCTTCCTCTCTTGATATAACTAAATCAACCAAATCTTTATTGTCTGCACCTACTCTAGTATCATTTATATGTATAGGTTCAGTATCTCCGGGCATCATAATATCCCAACCCTTATCTTTAGATGGTTTAGATATAGTTTTCCAATTCTATTTAATCCAACCCTAAGCTGATTCTTTAATACCCTGTGCGGTAACTTCTACTGTCTAATTAGGAAATATTCTACTAAACTAAGAATTACAAGCTAATAAATCTTCATCATTTATATCTATTGCATCTATATTAGAATCAATAAAATTAGCTACAATATTATCATACTTTTGCATAGTGTAACTACCATTATTGTTCATATCATAACTAATAGCCTTAGCCGCTTCTATATCAGTTATGTTTTGAAACTGATTATCATACTTAACTCTGACAGGAATTAAATTCACTCTAATATCAGTAGCATTTATACCATTATTAGCTAATATTCTTTTTAAAAAAGCTAATTTATATTTATATTTTTCTTTCTTGACAGATGCCCAATCAGATTCATTATCTATAGATACGGCTAGATTATAAATGTCTAAAGTTCCATCTGGTTTTACACATAAATAGTCAATATGTCCTATAATATTCTCTAACTAATTACGTAATTTAGCAGACACATTAAGGTTCTTCAATAGATATGAGCTATTTCCTCTGTTCTTTTTTAGTACTTCTCTTTCTACATCTTTAACTACTTTTCCTAACTTATCAAATACTGGTTGTAGTGAAGTATTTAAAGTTGCTCCTGCATAGTGTCTATCATCATCCTAACTATTAGAAGATACTATAATTCTGTGAACATCTGCCGCATCTTTTGAAATAGTTTCCCAATTCTATTTACGTGTTTTAATAGTATCTTCTGCCTATTGTTCAGAATATCCTTCTTTAACTAACTACTCTTTCATTATTGGATAGTATTCAGTATCGAAATTAAGCCTAAACATAGGGGACTAACCATCTACAGTAAAATAGGTTGAATCAATAAATGTCTAAGTAGTAAAATCTTTACCTACATTTATATCAACATCATCAATAGGAGACTCTTTATTAGCTGAGAATTTGTATTCTTTTTTAAGTTTATCTAGTTTATCATATAATAGAGTCTATTTATCATGCTCTAAACTATATAATATAGCTAGAGCACTCTAAATATCTCCTTCACTCAATCCTTCAACCAAAGATTGATATGAATTATATACCTTACCATTAAATAAATATTTGCAACTCATTAACAACCGTATTCTTTAATTTTACCTAGTTCTATATTATTTTTAATTAAGTTAGATACTTTCATATTTCTTTTTATAGCTTCTGAGTTTTCAGATATTTCCTACTACATAAAAGTATCAAAGGCTAAACCTGATTCAGCTATAGGATTAGATATATTCTTAGGGAAGTTATCAAATATAAATTTGAAATCTTCTAAGAAATCCTATCCTTTAAATTCGTTAATCAAACTCTATTTCTAAAACATTTTATCTGCAATCATATCCGCTACACATTCTTCAAGCTTATCCTACATTGCAAAATTAGTATAAGCACTATTTATATAATTAAAGTTTGTTTTAAATTTAGGACTCTCTTGATATTTAGCTATAATTGCTTGATAACTATCAGGATATTTAGCTTTTAGAACTCCAAGGAATATATGAGACATCTCATGAAATACATCAGAAACATTAGCATTACTACTATTTATATATATATCTCCATTATATATAAAAGCCCTAGCATTTTTTATATTAATGTTATTCTGTTTACCAAAGTCATTTAGTTCTGTTTGAGACATGGTATTTATATTTATACCAAATTTCTCATTAAAATATTGAACAGCCTATTCCATAGAGGCAGTAGTAGGTTTAGTAGCAGCTTCATCGCCGAATTTACCAGTAATATCTATTTTATTACCATTGTTTTTCAAATATTTAAGAGTGGCTATATTGCCTCTCATTTCTTCTACTAGGTAACTCTTAGTTTCAGTCTTATTTATCTAATCTACTATTTGTTTACCTAATCCTTGGTTATCCTTAATTAACTAGTTAATATCAGTATTCTTATTATCAGGAGTTTTTAACCCTTTAGTGAATAAGTAAACAAATGCTGCAGCTTTTTCAGGAGTGTCTAAAGTCTCTATACCTTCAATATCTGGAAATACTCTTCTGAAATCAGATAAAGTACCATTCATGACCTATTTAAATATTTCAGGTAGTTTAGTTATATTAGGCAACTAAATATCTAAAGTAGTTACAATTTGTCCTTCTTTAACTCCTTTTAATTCTATTTTAGAAGTACGTGGGGTAGTTGGATGCATTTTTAATGAATATAATCCCGCTTCTCTAAGGGTCTATGTACTATTCCAATTATCTATCTTAGCTTTGGCTGCTTCCAAAGAACTAAATGTTTGAGAATAAGAATTTGGAGATATTATGCTTCTAGATATAGCATAATGTGTAACTTTTGTACTAGGATTATAATATTTATAAATATAAACTCCATGGTACATTCCATCAGTATCAACTCCTTCCTCTGTCTTTACAGGACTAAACATATATTTAGAATCATAACCAAAATTGTAAACCTCTCCCATCGAAGAATATGGAAAAGACAATATTAATTGCTTAGCCGATTCTTTCTACTAAATTTCTTCCTTAGTTTTATATTTAATTTCTATTTTTCCGTCCTAAATAGATATATCTGGATTTAAATTAGCTAATGCTGTTTTTAATAATCCGATAGCCTATTCTGGACTATTCTTAATAGTCTTTGTAAGAGATTCTAATTGGATTCCCTATTTAGCATACTATTCTTGAAGTTCCTTCCACTTCTTTTTAATTTCAGTCTGAGGAATCTTTTTATCTACTGGTTCTTTGATAGTTTCTTTAATTTCTCCTCCAGTAATTTTAGAAACTTTGGCTTTCATTAAATTAGGGTCAGATAAGAATATATTATGTAGAAAAGATTGCAAATCCTCCTAACTAAAACTATTAAATTCTTCAAACGATATTATATTATCTATATAATTAGAAAGGACTGAATATAAATTTTTCATAGTAAGTTTATATTCAAATCTATTAGGATGTTTAGCATCTTTTATACTTCTAATAGCTAATTCTAAATCAGATTTACCACTATCTGGATTATATTTGTCCTATATTTTATATAAAATATTATTAAGAGTTTTAGATGGAATTATATTAATACCATGTGAATCCTTAAAAGGCTTATATTTGGATTTATTATCTAAGTAATCTAATAGTAATTTTTCTCCTGTAAGGTTATATTTATCTATTATAGAATCTAACTCTCCTTGATACTCTTGTAAATCCTCTCTAAGTACATTAGTATCTATTGCTTTCTTTATTTTCTATCTTATATCAAGATAATTAAATAAATCTCTAGCTCCATAAAATCCATTTACAAAGAAAATATCAGAACCGCTTGGACTAATTACCCTACCAAAATATTTAGTCCCATTTAGCTATATCTAATTGCAAGCTACTATTGTATGATTTTCATTAATATCTAATTCAGGAAAAGCCTCTTTTAAATCTGGATATTTATCTTGTAACTCCCCTATAGTAGTATTACTAATAAAATCATGTTTCTTTATATCTGATTCTTTTAAAGCTTGTACTTTAGCTGCCCTAAACAGAGCAGCTAATTTAGTACGTTCAACTTTAGGCAATTGAGTTATTAACTCAACAGCTCTATTTATATCTATATCTTCATTAGTATTTTTTAATAATGTTTGTTCCTATGGCTATAATTTACCATCTACATAATTATTAACTAATACTTTTATATCACATCCCATTAATTAACAGTCTTTTATAAGTGAGGCTTTATTAGAAGTTATATACTAGGTTAATAAATTTCTAATACCATCTATAGTCTATTTCTATTCATCAGCATCTAAATCTTCGAATTTTCCATCAAAATCTACAATTTTAGTTAAAAATAGTATATTATGCATATTAGGCATTTCTAGTGGACTATTCTCACTAAAGTTTTGTAATCTATTCATTTTACTTTGATAGCCTTCATTTGCCACAGGAGGTGGAACTATATCATATTCCTAATACTAATTACTATTATCTAATTTTTTAAGTATGTATCCCTAAACTGGGTCATTTACTTTGACAAAAGGTTCCTAATGATAACTTTCTGCATAAGTACTAATTATAGGAGCAGCTGCAATCAGATAATCAGTATAGTTATATTCCTAATCTGTCTCAATATCCCAATCCTAATCTGATATAAACTTCAAATATTGATTTAAAATATTTTTAGGATTAGTACAAACTTTGAAAGCAGTAGTAAGACGTTCTCCTCCATACTAATTATTATTTACTGCTATATTATACATTTGTAGAATATCTGCAATAGTATAATCTCCCTAAAACTATTTAGTCTCAAAATCAGCCATTCCTCTTAATATATCATCGTAAGCTTCTCTAGACTGTATAGTTATATCAGGGTTAAGTAAATCTATATCAGTTGCTAATACTTCTGTGTTATTGTAAGGAACTAAAGTAAGATGTCTAACTAATGAATTGTCCTTATAGTTCTCTTTTAAATAATTAAGAAATTCATGTTCAACCCAATGTTTTAAAGTTGCTATTCCATTTATAGTACTTGGATCAATTTTATTAACCTTAATACTCTAAAAATAAGGATCAAATCCATCTACCTAATTAACAGCTATTGGAGTAAGTGTTCTCATAAAGGATAAAGTATTCAACTTATCTACATACTTAATTACTCCGTTTAACTGTTTATCGTTAACATTATCAGAATTAGATAATAGTTTATTAATTAATCTACTCTTTGAGGCAAAAGTATTATTAGATATTACTAAAGATTTAAATAACTGTAAGATTTGTGCATAATGAGGTATTTGTTCCATCATTTCAAATACATTTATAGTACTCTTAATTATATCATAATAATTAGAAGCTTGTTTTCTATAGTTATTATCAGTTAGATATTTATACATATCAAAATTGTTAATCAAATCTTGCTCATGTGCTATGTCTAACTAATTAGCTATATACTCTACATCTAAAGTAGGATTGGTCTCGTGGAGTCTGTTAATTAATTGTTCTTTTGCCTATTCAGCCTGTTGAATAACTTTCTCATTAGCACCCTCTTTAGGATATAGCTTAGAGACATCCATATTGAGAGCTTTTTCTCTATCTTTGACTATTTTAGCCATACGATTTAATCTAGAGAGTAAGTCTAATTCAGAAGTAGGCAATCCCTAGTTAAGTCCTAGCCAAGCTGATGAAATTGTTGAAATTTCAGAGGCATCGTTATATAAGTTTTTAAATTCTTCTATATCTCCTCTAAAGTCTGAGTCAGTTTTATACTATGCTCTAACTTGTCTTAATTTATCAGTTAAATCTTGGCAATATCTAAGATAAGAGTTAACCTCCACATCATTAGAATCAATAAGCTCTGTTAAATCTACATCCTAATTAGTTATAGCATAATTAATATATGCCTACATTATACTTCCAAGTCCACTAATATCTTCTTCCTCAGATAATCCTGCATTCTATTTAATTAAGTCATAAATATCAGAGCTTTTCAAAACATCTGCTACATACTTGTTTTTATTTACCCATACAGTATCTTGCTATCCTGTTTCAATGTCTTCTCGTACTGTTGATATTTTACCATGTAAGAATTTACTAACTCCGACAATACCCTATGCTAAATTAATTGCCATAGCTGCATTGCCACTTTCATTCTAGAACATATTAGGATTAGCTAACTAATCTACAAGCTCAGATACAGGACTAGTCATAAACGCAACTAGGTCATTTATGTTTAATCCCATCATCATTCCATATACATACATTCTAGCAAAATTAGTTCCTGCATTTATCTTAGCAAGAATAAGCTCTTTCGCATTCAAATATATTATGAATATACCGATTCCGTATATTCTCTTATATTTTCATATAAGTTCAGACTATATCATAACTTAATAAGTTTTTAGCACTTCGATTTTTCTTAAAATCTATGCCTATATTCCAACTAATATAGGACTTACTAGTCGTTGCACCTTCTTCCTATTAGGAAGCTTGGCTCAGGATTGTCCAATCTTAAATCTTATTACTATACTTGGTTAATTACTCCAACCATATAAATAGTACTATTTATATTTAGTAATTTAAGCTCTAAGGAGTTTCCCTGAATTCACTAAATTTTAAACGGACTCTGCTAAACTATCTTTATATTTTAATTTATAATACATAGAAGGAAACTTATTTATTAGTTTGTATTAGTATACACAAATTTCCGTAAATACAAATAGTTTTAATATTATTTTAATCCGTTGCCGCTGATAGTAATTGGCTGATTAATTGGTCAACATATTTATAATCTTCGTCTCCTAAAACACCAAACTAACTCTATAATGTAGATTTTATCTACTCATCATATTTATTTAAATCAGGTATATGATTAATAGTTTGTTCAACAGGAGTTCCTTTCGCTCTGCCATTTATTCTCTTATAAGTATGCTAGAACTTTAATTTATTTATAGCTCCCTAGTCACCTGATTTTAAAACTTTAGTCCAATAATAAAATGTGTTGAACCATACTTTTTCACCATTAGCAGCAACACTAATTACATTCTTACCAACCAAGTTTTGGTACTACATAATATACTTAGTCATAGGATTAAGCATATTAAGAGAAGCTGCCTAATTACCTTTAGGAGAATTATGTGCAGCATCACGCATAATATCCATAGAAATAGCAGTATATGCTTGGTCTCTATTTCTTATATCATGTGACACCTAATAAATATTAGCAGAAGCAACATTCTTATAAGCAGACTCTGCTACATTATCTGATATACGGTAATTCTCATGCTTGTTAATAGTATCAATAAGAGAATTTAATACCTTACTATCTCCAGAATAATTTATACCGTTATGTTGTTCTGCTACCCTAATTATCTTAGCTAATTGTTTAATAAAGGATGCATTTCCTAGTTCTCTTACATTCTATAATACATTATTAACATCCTGACCATCAGTTAAATTATCTAAAGTATTTATTTCATTAGATATATCATAGTCGCCTTTATATATAACTATGTGTTTAGGAATAGGTAATGCTTTGCTTGCCTGTAAAGTTTCTAAACTATTATAGTTAAATAATGGACTCCATCCTATATAAGCAGCATTCTCATCATAAGATTGACCCATTATGTATGCTTTATCTATGTCATAGTCGCTGCCCTAAAGATATGTCTAGAAATGGCTAACATAGGAAATGTTTTTTGAGTTCTCAGTCCATGCTATGTTCTTCATAGTCATAAAGGACTATAAAGATTGGGCAGGAATACGTGCTGCTATAAAATTCTGAGAATCTAAGAAACTAATATATCTCTTATGTGCTTCTTTCTTTAAAAAATTATCTAATAACTCTTTATATTTAGCCTTATTTTCTTTAGATAATGCTACTAACTCCTCTTTAGATTTCTGCTAATTTGTTGTAGTAATACTATCTAATTGAGCCTATAATAAATCTTTTACATCCTAGCTAATTAGTTCATTTCCCAAGAAGAAACTACTTGCTGACTTAATATGATTAAAAGCATCACCACTATATACTTTATAATTATTTACCTAAGCTAACTTATAGTTATCTGCTCTATATATTTTTGCAACAATAGAAGCTCTCTGTTTAGCCGCATCCTATTTGTTACCTAAAGCTATTTCGAAATCAGATAGCGGGGCTATTTCATATAAGGTATTAGTCTTATAAACAACTCTTCCATTTACTATCTATTTTGTAGTTTCAACATATTGTTTTACATAATCAACACGTCTCTAAACAGTAGTAGGGTCGTCTAAATCTCTTAATCTATATTGACTAGAATCTAATACAATACCATCATTATTTATAAATTCACCATCTTTATAAGTTACATCAGGAACGGTCACCCATTTACCTACTTTAAATAGATTTCTATTACCCTTAGTTAAATATATTTCTTCCTCCTCGTTAGTACTTAACTAGTTAGCATCAAAGCCTTTATACTAAATATAATCATTATTTTTTACAGGAGATAATGTAATTAATGTAGTATTTCCAGTATCTTTTACAAATGCAAAATCATAACTAGTATTAGCAGGAGCATTTACTTTATTAAACTTCTTATAAAAATATCCTTCGCCCTATCTTAGTATTTCTGATAATGATTCATTACCTACTCCAAACTTTTCCTTGTAAATATTGGACATTATAAGCTCTGCGGCATAATTCTATAAACTACCCTACATAATAGCTCTTTGATTACCAAATCTATCCGTGTAAATTCCATTATGTAGATTATTTAATTCTGCCTATACTAGAGCCTGATGGTTACTGCTTTTACTCTTAGGATTTACGTAAGCATTTCTAATAACTGGAGAATCAAAAATATTCATATATTCTCCTGTTTCAGAATCTTGCCATCTGAGTAACGAAGGTCTTAAATCATGTGGTCTAGTTATATTTTCTTGATATTTAAAGTCAAATTGAGGTTTTTCTCCTCTAATTACAGTTCCATCTGGTAAAACTACTTCATCAACTAACTAAGTAGCTACAGCAGATAATTCGGTAGAATCTGCAACCCATTTGCCATTAATCTTAGTTAAATTTAATTTAGCATTAGGAGAGGTTATAGTATATGTACCTTTTTTATAATCAGGCTTTATAGATACATTATTAGCTATTTCTATATCATTAATTCCATCTTTGAATTTATAATAATCATCCATAGAGTTTAGTTCTACAGTATGAACTATTCCATCAGAACTAATAATATTTACATTATCAGTAGGCATAAACCAACTTTTATTAGATCTTATTTTAACATCCTACTATTTATTAGCTAAATATCTCTAAATAAGTTGATGATTATAGCTAGTTATATCCTAAGTATCAATTTTATAAGGATTTTCAATTCCTAATGCCTATACCTATATTTCTAACTATGCTGTAGATTGTCCATTTATAAAGAACTCACCTATAGAATTAGTTTCTGGATTATAATCCTAATGACTTTGCAGTAAAGTAATCAATGACTATTTATAATCTGCCTAAGCTCTATTCAGTAAGTCAGTTGCCATTAACTTTTCTCCGCCAAACTCAAAATACTGCATCATATGATACGCAGGAACCATAACACATCCAGAACCTGGGTGCTTACGTTTAATGGCTTCCTTATTAATAGTACTAGCTAATGTAGCAATAAAGTCAGAATATATATTAGGGTCACTAAATGGTATTTTAAAACTATCCTATTGATGATTTTTACTCTTATAGAAAACAGACTCAACTGCTTGCATAATTACGTGTTGCAGACTTTCTCTATCTTTTATTGAAGAAGATTTCATTACAATCCTACCAATGGCATCATACAAATCAGATTGAGCTTGTTCAGGATTATCAAAGTTCTAAATAAATGTATCTACTGCATCACTCATTTTTTTAGTAGTAGCTAATGAAGCTCTTCCTAAACCTTGAAATATTTCATCAGTATTGTCATAGGTATAACCATAAGCCGATGTAGCAGTAATAACTTGAGAAAACTCTGTGAGTTCTGAGTTTATAATATCGTGGTCTGCATTCATCTGCATTCCTAAACCATCTGAATCAACTTCAAAGTAACTAAGGTCATTATCATCATACCAAGCACTAGATTGATTAACATTCTATGCCCCATTCTTTACAGCCGTATTATTTAAAGCATACCCTATATGATACTATATAAGAGGTTGTATATAATTATCCTAATCCAGAGGGGCATTCTCTAATGTATCATTAACTTTATGACCGACTGCATTCATAAAGTTTACTACTACTTCATTACTAAACTCTGAATAATTTCCTTTACTATCAACACAGTTTATTCCACCTAGAGCAGTGTGTAATTCAAATAATGAGTTAATAGTGTGTTTTTTAGTTATTTCAGGATTTGACTGATCCATTAAGAATGCTTGTGCCTATTGCCAAGTGTCAAATGTGATATGATTACTTTTCTATGTTGGAGAATCATAAAATACATGATAGACTTTATGTGAAGGAGCTTCTATTCCATGAATTACAGGAGCTTCTGTAGTATAATAGATAATGTTACCTTCTTTAGTTACAGTTTTGTTAAATCCTGTAATTTGTACCTAATCACCATATTTATCTTTATAATATAACTAATTATTTTTTACTCCATCTGCATTACCTAAAATTACATTATTAAACCAACGAGCTGTTGCAAGAATTTTTGACTCGTCCAAGTTACCAAGAGCTATAGATTGCATTAAATCTACATCACCTTGCCACTATAAATTAGTCATTTTCTTAAACATCTTAAACAAACTAGTATGAGAGTTAAGGGATGCTCTCATAGTCTCATTAGTAATAGTATCAGTAGCAAACTTAGCTAAGAAAGCAGTACCTGTTACTGGGTCATAGGCGTGCCAAATAGGTTTCTTAATAAATCCTACAGCTTGAGAACCTAATGCCTTGTTTTCAAGAATAGATTGAAATGGGTTAATCTGAGCAGAACCATCTGCTGAATCAATATCACCTTCATGGTCTCCTCTATAATCATATACTGGAGCGCCTTCATCTCTAATTACAGCACATTTAGTTTTTGCAGAAATACCATTTATTACTTTAGGTAAACAATACTGTAAAGTAGCAGGAATAATTACATTACGTTTAAACTATGTACCCTAAGCCACATTAGCAATCATAGTTAAAGACTAATGATAAATGTCATTAACTACACTAGCTATATCAGAAGGAATCTCAACATATCTTAAATCAGCAACTGAGCTAGTACTATTCAGAAATGTTTTAACTTTCTAAAAAGCCTATTCATCAAGTTGCATCTTTGTTTTGGTAAAGAACTTTACTGAATTTTCCAAACTTTTAGCCAGTTTATAACTAGTCTCTTTAGCTTTATCTGGGTGATTTATTTCAGAACCTGTTAGACTCATACGTAGATTATTACTTAAAAATCCTTCAATATAGAAGAACTTATCAAGCAAAGGGTTTAATACTATGTTCTTGCTAGTATCAACTTTAGTATTTGAAATAATATTTAATCCATTTTGTTTAGCTAAGATAAGTTTACCAGTCTTAGCATCTACCCAATTTTTAAAGAACTAACTTCTTCCTTTTGAATCATTTTTATATAATCCTAAAATTGTCTACATAATAGGATTATTAGATATAGTCTCAGGTAATTTCTCTCCATAATAATTATCCACTGAATCATTTAAATCAACTACCTAATAAGTACAGTTATTATCAATAAAATTCTAGATAAATAGATATTTCTACTACTCAAGGAAATTATTTAATGCTTCTGGACTATTATATAATTCTTCAGCATAATATTGTAGAAGTTCATTAACTGCCAAATGTTTACCTGCCTTTCTATAGTCTGCGTCTAATGTAACATTCTCACCAATGGAGTTAGCTAGTTTAATTAATTCAGGCTCAGTTAATCTCGCTAACATCTATTGATATGTATAATTAGTTCCATTTTGGGCATTATATGCGCCTGTTATTCTCTATAACTTATTCTTAGTAGAGTTCCATACATTTTTATAAAAAGTGCCAATAGTATTGATAGTCTAATTGATGATAGTATCACCTAGATTAGTATCTTTTATAATATCTTCATTACCAAATAGATTTTTAGTAATTTCATAATTAATAAATGTAGTTTTATCTGAATAAGCTGTAGGTTGTATTATAAATGTACCATATTGTAGATAACTTCCCCAAAATTTATTAAATACAGAATGGAAGAATAATTCTCCCTATGAAAAATTCTTTAACTATTTTGATTCTTGCCACTAAGAAGTAGCTTCAAGATCATGTTGAATACCTTTAATCTTAGTAGAATCCTATACGAAGAATAAACTATCAGCATTTGTGCCCTACTATTTAAATAAATAATGGTGTATATTAGTACCTAATTTATTTACACTATTATTAGGAATATTATCACCTGCTTTATTCTTAGTAGTTGCTTTAGAAGCTTCTCCAGACTACATAGAATAGGCATCACTCCATGCTTCGAGAACATTATCTCTAAATGAAGCTACAGTTATTTTCAGGTTATTAAACATATTGGTAAATAATTTACTTTTCTTATTAGCCTAATATATTCTATATATTCCGTCTTTACCTGTATTAGATAAATATTGTTCAAAGTTCTAATCTCCAGCTTCATCATAAAGATAATTAACATAAGCTGCCTTAATAGCTAATGTAGTCAAATCTTTTAAATTATCCTTATTCAACTATTGGAATATTTCAAGCTACTAAATTTTCTATGAAGGATTTTCTAGTATTTTTAATCCAAGATGGTCATCAATAAAAGAAAGTACGTCTCTTAGCTTTCTTTCTCTTTCACTAAGCTCTTCATTTCTAAGTAGCTTCTATCTAAATGAGGTTAAATCAATCTTATTTAAATCACTAAATAAATCATTATTCTAGTATTTACCATCAGAATTTAATATCTAATCAGATATATAGGTAAGCCTTTCTCCATCAATTACTACAGAATATTGCTTTCTACCATCGACATCATTAATAGTATCAAACTACCACTTACTACGTCTTGCTTTACGCTCTGATTCAGAAGCATTATTAATATTTCTATTAATTCTTACTCTGGTTTTATAAGTATCAGCATTATTAAAATATCTCTTTTTTACCTTAACCTAAACCATTCCAGTTTCACCATCAAAAGAAGTTTCAAGATAATGCATAGTGGTATTTCTATCTATAATACCTGCTATTTCTGCCGATAACTAAGCTACTGTACCATTTATTTGCTTGGCATTTTTTAACTCCTATGACCTCAAAGAATTAGGGTTATGTTCATTCAGAGCAGCTTCATATAATGAATATAGTATATTTAAATCATATTCAGTTGTTGCAGTATCATTATTTAATTGTAAGGTGTCAATAAGTCTCTAACTAGTTCCTTCTACAGGTTCAAATAGTAAACTCAATGCTTTATATAGTTGACTTTGTGGATTTTCATGCAAATCAGTCAAAGCTAACACGAAATCATTTACCGCTTTTTGTCTATTTGCACTACTTCCTGCCCACTATACTAAATCTATTTTATTATATAAAGCATCATCAATAAGATTTCTAGCTGCAACTATAATAGAAGTGCTGTCTAATCTTCTATTTTGGTACTAGTCTGTTTTATAACTAATAGCTCTTATCTAATTAAAAAAAGCTTTTGTTACATTTGCTATATATTTCTCAGACTCAATAGACTCACTTTGTTGCCAACTCTTTTTCTAATGGGCTGTCTCCTATTTATAGGAGTATTTAGTATTATCACCAAACTCCATTCCCTACTATCCCTATTTAATATCAATAGCATCTCCTAAAGAATCAGTTAATAACTCATCAAAATGAATAAGAGAAGTATAAGCATTAGTGGCACTAAGTAAATCATTATTAGTTAATTCAAAGCTATCTAATATTTCCTTTACAGTCTAATCTCCTACTTTAGTATTAAGTAAGTCTTTATATTTCTTAGTATTTAATAATCTCTTTACCTCGTAAAAATAAGAAGATAAATGGTCTGCTGTAAATAAAGTATTTTTTACATTATCTTGCTGTTTTCCTGACCTGTAAATATTAAATAAAGTCTTTTTAAAATCTGAGTTCTAAAGTAAAGTTTCAATTAACTAATTATACTTCTAAGTCTTAGTTATTTTATCAGAATCATTAAGTTTTTTTGATGATAAATTATCTAGAGTCTATTGCAAATTAGGAATATGTTTAATATGGTCATAGAACGCCTACATTACATAAAAGTACTTACCTCCTATAAACCCTTCATCATTTACAAACTCTTCTGGTAAATTTCCATATTTAGAATCTACAGACTTCAAGTACTCGACTATCTATTTAAAGTATTTATTCTTTAAATTAATAATATTAGTATTTAAGACTGAATCTGCTTGAACTACTAACTCTCCATTAGCTATATTGTAATAAGAAGTTGCAAATAAATTGTCTCCAAAACTTTCTTTTAACTATCTGATAATATTATAAGCACCAGTGCCATATACCTCTTTAAGATGTTCTTCTAGATTTACCTAATTATTATCTACCATTTCGAAAGTAGATTTAGCCTCTATTGAACTATCACTCTCTGGAGTAGACCCAGACGAATGTTCGTCTAAGTCTACATGAAGAGTTTCTAATACTTGTGCCCTAAGGTTATTAAACTTTGAAAGCAAATCAGGTTTTCTAGATATTAACTAAGCTATAGCATCATCCATAGATTTGTTAAATCCTTGAATAGATTTCTAAATAGCATCCTCAGAATCTAATGAGTCTAATTTATATCTCGTTGTTTTAGGTATGTCTAAATTTTTCAAATTAAACCTATCAACAAATCTGTCAATATTTTCATTGCGGGCATAGGACATCAATGCTTTGCCTATGTCTGCTATACTATAAGTATTAAGTATATTACATGCTACCATTAACATTCAAATATTTTATATAATTCTGGATAATCATCTTCTAATAATCCTAATAAATCCCAATAACTTGAGTTTTCCTTCAATTCATGCAATGCGTTTGAAATCTAATCATCATTGAGAGTCTTAGCATTATTTATAATATTGTTTAATTCTTGAGCAAAAGCATCAAGAGTGTTATCATCCCCTACTTCAGTTCTAAATTCCTAACTATTAATTAACTAATTAAGAGCTACAGATTGTTTTACTTCCTTATCTCCAAATTTAACTAACTAATCAAATCTAGAAGCTGCTTCTTGAGCTTGATTTCCCTTTAAAGTCCAAGTATCTGTATCAAGTTCATACTCAGTTCCATTATTTTCAACTATTAATTTAGACTCTCCATCAATTGTTTTAGTCTTTAAATTAAAATCGCCTTGAACCTAAGAACTTATTACATCTTTTAAGGTTTGTTTCTAAACATCACCTGTTTTCTAATAAGTATAATTAACTCCAAGTTCTAAAGCCTAATCCTAACCTACTGTTTTAAATATATCTATAATACTATCTTTAGTAAGTTCATTTAATTTATCAACGGCTTCTTCTAGAGAATCTTCATTAAAAGTTAAACCTTGTTGAGTTAATTCATTAAGAACTTCTGCTGCTACAGGTAATCTCTACTCTAAAGGAATAACTTTAGGCTATGTGGTAGCTGGTTTAGAACTAGTCTAAGTAGTTGTAGAATTAGTTACAGTATTATTTAACAATTCATCAATAGATAAATCAATTCCTGCTGCTCTTAAATCGTTATCAGAAGTAAATAATTCATCAGATGTTTTAATAGGGTAAAATACTGTATCCTTGCCTGCTTTAATACTAATTATGTCCGTAGAACTAGCACTCTCTTTTTCTCTAGATATGTCAGGGTTAATAAAGAAGCCATAAGGAAATCTAGCGTCATCTGCTCTCATTAATGGATTAGTCTTAGAATACTTCTTATGTATATCATCAGTAGTTCCATGGAACATTAAATCAAACATATCAGCAAGACTTCTATCGGGATGTTCATTTGGTTTAGCTTTTGTATCAAGTCTAGTTTTTAATAATCCACCATCACCAAATAAATCACCTATCTAAGTACTTACAGTCTTTTTCTCCCCATTTTCATTCCAAGATACTTTAGCAGCCTCTGTGTAAGTACCAGAAAGCTAGTCTGGGTTATACTAGAAGAACGTTACAGTTTTAAGAATATTACTTAAATATCTAGGAATAGCTGACCATTGCTCACCTTGTTTATAAGCTATATCTATATTAGAGCCATCTTCTCTCTTTTCTACAATACGTAAATCAGAAGTGAACAAACCAGAAAGAGTTCTCTAATGTTCTGCATTATTTATATCAATAAACTCATTAGCATCCCAAGGGGTATCAGGCTCTCTAGTACCATCAGGTTTTTGTGCTCCTGGATGTAATAACTGAAGACCCAATGTATCTACATAAGGAGAAGGACATATAGCACCTAATATTCTATTACTCAACTAATAAAATAACTTAGCCTTTTCGGGAGTAATAACTATTAAATTAGCTTCTGATTTATCCTTATAAGCCTAACTACCTGCTACATTAAATCTCTAAATATGAAAATCATTTTTAGTAGAGTATCCTAATCTGAAAGTAGGTATATCTTTGCAAATTTCCTAGTTAAACTTTTCTAAATTAGTTAGGTCTTCTCTAGTTAACTTTTTGCTTGACAGATAAGAATCTATATTAACTCCCTAATTATTAAATAAATAGTTTTGTGCCTTAATTAAAGTTTCTACTTTCTTAGAATTATAGTTATTTGATTGCATCCAATTAGCTAAAGCCTCATTGAACTTATTTAAAGAAGCTCTCCAGTTCCATAAGGATATAAACATCTAAATTCCATGATAATTAGCTCTATAAGGAAGTCTAGTTTCATCACCTCCCTAAATTTTATTACAGAACTCTGGGTCGGTCATCTAGCTAAAAGTCATTCCATAGTTATGAAGCCTAATCATTCTAACTATAGGTTGAGAGTGCTCTGGGTCTTGCTTTTGCTTAATATACTATTTAACTAAATCCTCTGGCTTTAATAAAGTGTCTGAAGATACAAATACCACTGCTTTACCTTTAATAGATGGATCAATATTTAATAAGGTAGGGTCTTTAGCTGCGTACGTGTAAACCTCAGAAAATACAAATCCAGGATTTCTATCTTTTAAAGTATCATAGTCTGTTTTGTCAACATTATTAGGATTAATTCTACCTCCTAATCGTATTTCTGGTCCTTTTCTATTAGTAAACCATACATGCTTATTTCTAACTATTGCTTTACTAATATCAATAGAGAACTAACCATCTTTATTATACTAGTTAATCCAAGAATCAAATAAGTTAGACCATTTCTAAGCTCTATTATCAATAGTTTTTAATATATTTTCTAACTTAGATTTTCTCTCATCAGATATGTTAGGGTCAGAAAGCTCTTGATTGATTCTATCTTTTATTTTAGATAGATTATTAATTAGAGTTTCTGGATTATTAATACCAGCTAAGTCAAACTTACATATCTAACCTTTTTTATTTTTTACTTTAAATATAATATTAGCAACATACTTATTTCCTTTATAAGTCATCCCAACTTCAGGCATAGGTTTGAAAGATGGCTAAACCTCACCATCAGTTGACCTAATTTCTAATTCATAAGTACCTGCTTCCCAATCAGCTTTACTAAAATTACTAGTTATACAAGTAGGCATTATTCTAGTTCTTGTACCTAAAATAGTTTCATCATAACTATGATTAAATATCAAGGCTGATTTTACCTAGTATAACTATTGTTCTAATAATTTTTTATCCTTATACCAGAATACACTATCCTAATCAGTTAAAGCAGAAATATTTCGTAATTCTCCTGTCTTCTAATCAGGTCCAAAATGCCAAGCATTGCCTTTATAGTCTTTACCATCTTTGCCTTTATGAGTTTCCTCTATAGCCTATGCACCAATTAATGTAACATCGCCCCAAGACATTACTGTAAAATCACTCTTAATGGAATCTTCTATTTCATGTGAATCAGGAGTTTCCACCTCTGAGTCTACTAACTAATTAACAGCCTCCTCAGTATCTTTATCTATGTTTAAAGATTCTGGTGCTTTAAAATCTGTAGGATTTACAGCTTGCTAAGTAGGTTGATTATTCTACTAGTTATTCTATTGAGAAGATACTCCTTCAATAGGTGATAAGTCTAACTAGTTAAGAATATCAAGCTTTCTCTCTTTTAACTATTCAATAGTACTTTTACCATTAAGTTTATCTTTAAGACTTGGAGCTTTAGCGGTATAATCATCCTATATATTTTTACCTATAATGTTACTTAACCCATTATCAATAAAGATAGAAGCAGATTTACCACGACTCATTAATGTATATAAGTCTTGTAAGAAATTTCTTATATCAATATCTTCATCTGGTTTAGTAAATGGCTAATCAATTACAACATATTCAAACTCCTATCCCTACATCTAATCTTTAGATAATACAGTAGGGTTTATACCTGCTTGTTTCAATGTCTAATAAGCTGCACTAGAAGTATCTCCAATAAAACCAATATCAGATGAAGTTTTTAATTTATCAATAGTATCATTAGATAATGTAGAAGTAATTAAATCACCTGCTAAGTTATTGCCGTTATATACTCTAAATCCCAATTTAGGAATTAACTAAGAGGCTTGTTTCCAATACGCTTGAATATCAGCTTCTGACATTTCCTAAATATTAGTAAGAACCTGTGATAATAAATTCTTTACATTATTTAAATTAGCTTGTTTTTGAATATTATTGTCTCTTAAAGAAACACTTAACTCTGGAGTTCTAGAAGCGAATAAATCTACATTACGCATATTTCCAATAGCACTATTAGGGTTTATATAACTTCTTTGTTTCTCATCACCTAGTAACATTAAAGTACCACCAATACTCTTCATATATTGATCAAGAGCTTGAATTACAGGAGCAGGAATGTGAGTAGCTTCATCAATAGCAAGCACATCTGGGGTTTCATCCAACTAGTTAAATGATAAATCCTTCTTTAATTTAGTATGCGCAAATTTATCAGCTTTATAATCAAAATACTAAGAATCTTTTTCTAACTAATTAGTATCTTCATTATATTTAAGATTTAAATCAGATTTGAAATCAGCCCAGGTCTAGTCTCCTAATAATTTTCTCATCAAGGATTCAATATCCATTGATTTACCCTTATTAAAAGAGCTAACTAATCCTAATGCTTGTGTAGACGTAGGTCCAACACACAACACTTTAGTTTCAGGTCCTAAGAAATCAATTACTGATTTACCTACTACAGAAGTCTTTCCACTACCAGCATCGCCAGTAATAATTACTGTATTATTGGCGTTATACAGGTTACTACCAGATTTATCAAAAGCATATTTCATTATGTCTCTATAAGTCTGAGTAGTCTAAGCAATTGCCACTTTAGAAGCATACTCCTAACTAGCTATTGGAGCTTTTTCAGTATTTTCTCCGACAGAAGACTTTAAGTAGTTATAATAATCTACAGGATTTAAAGACAACATAGTAGCTAAATACTATAATTTGTCAAATTCTGATAAGTTACCATACTACATTTTAGGGTTTAATCTAGTTACTTTCTAATCTCCTAACTAGTTAAAACTGATTAGTTTATCAAGTATATTAGATTCTTTCAGAAATTCAGATGCTGATAATCCAGACTCAGCTAAAGCTTTCTAGAAATTAGTAAATAATGTTCTTTCATAGTTAAATAACTAAACATCAGGAGTATTATCGTCAACAACACCATCGAGTAAATTATAATGCTTGTCTTTTACATCAATTACAAAATGTTGTTTATTATTTTCCCATAAACCATTAAAACTTCTGGTTAATGCTTTATCAGTTTCTTCAAACTATCTTCTCTTATTTATATCATTGTTATTAGATAAATCAATCCAAGCATCAAGTGTTTTAATAAACTAATTGAGCTATTCTTGATATATAGTTGCATAGTCATTATCAATTTCTGGTAATTCTTCCCAATTTCTTACTGTACTACTATGTTTTTTAGCATACTCATTCATAACTTTGTTATGCCCAATGACATTAACATCAGTGGGAGTACTAGAAGCTGCATATAAATAGGTTGCCACCATAGCTAAAGCATCTCTAGTATTCTAAAGAGTCTTCATTTGTTCACTATCAAGAACCAACTCACCAATATTCTCAACTTCATCAAAGTTAGTATCTAACTTAGTTAAAGTATCAATAACATCGGGCATTTGAGTTTTATCAAGAACTTTTCCAGTAAGAGACTTAACTAATTCTATGATTGGATTCTTTATTGTACTCTAAATAGATTTATGTAATTTAACTAGTGCATTATTACTTACATCAGCTACTAAAGAATTTACTTCATTATTTACACTCTAAGTTAAATTCTTAACATAAGCTTCTATATCAGAATCTAACTAGTCTTGTACTCCAATATCATCATTAATTAATTGAGATATATTAGTATCAGGACTAATTACGCTTGCTAAATCAGAAAGTTTACTAATTATACTATCTGACTATTCCTTAGATACTTTAAGTTCATATTTAGATAATAAATCTTCTATTATATTTTTATACTAAGGAGCTAATTTCCATATCTAGTTAAGATTCTATATAGTAGCTTGAGAGTCATTAATATTAGCTATAGTATTTTGTATCTAATCCTATAAATTAGGGTCTGTAATAGTCTATAACTAATCAATAATATCCTATTTTTCAAAATCTTCAATATCATATAACTAAGTAGGATTATCTAGTAAATCTCTAATGGTCATATCATCTATTCCATCAATCATAAATAAATCTTCGGGATTTAGTTCTTCTCCCTTAAAATTTGTATATGTTTTAGGAATACTCGCTGCTTTCTGTTTAACTAGCCCTTTTGTTTTAGCTAAAGCACTGTTCTTAATAGTATCTAATACTTCTTTAGTATTACCTAAATCAGTATTTAAATTACCAAGAATGCTCTTAACTTCATTACTTAATGGTGCTAGCTATATTTTCCTAGCTAAAACATCTTTAACTCTTTTAGGTATAAGTTTCTTTAATGTATTTGCTGAAATAGGGTCTAGCTAATTACCTACAACAGCTAACTACTACATGATGTTATTAGCCCAATCAGCATCCATCTAATCATTAAGGGCTTCAATTTGACGTATTCTATTATTCTTTCTGTTAATGAAATCTTCGTCAGTTTCTATTTCCTATCCACTAACAGGGTCTACTAACTTGCTATTTCGAACGTTATATTCATCATCAGATTCGGTATCTAATTTAGTATCATAATTAGCATAATTAGCTACTAAATCTTTAGAATCTAACTAACTTACTATTTGCTAAAACTACTAATGCCACTATTTAAACTATGGAGCATTATCAGTTAAATTATGTAATTCTGGATTTATAACTTTCTCAATAGCCTTAAATCTATCCCAAGACTTAGTTATAGCTTCCTTGTCTTGAAATTTCTATTTATCTAGAACTAACTATTGCCATTCAAATTTCTCTTCTGGAGTTAATTCACTTACTTGCTTATTTCCAAACTTCTTTTTCCATTCTCCTTCATAATCTATATCTAAAAATGGGTTATGAAGATTAGGGTCTAATGCAAAGTTTAATTTACGAGTATAATCAAGAGAAGTATCACCAGATAAAAACTCATCTTTAGCCTATCTGGCTTGCTCAACCTTTTGTTGTAGTATAGCTAGGGCGTTACTTCTATTTTGCTATTGTTCAGGAGTTAAGGCTCTGAGTTTCTAGTCAGTAATTCTATTAGAGTCAGTTAGTTCTGTAGAACCATCAAGTGTTTGGGAAGCAGTTTTATAGTCTAATTCTGCTTTAATTAAATTAGAAAGAACTTCATTAAAATCTTCGTAGTAATTAGTTAAAGGAGCAACATCTTTATACATCTAATATCGCTGCTCTCCTAGCACCATATTATTAAATAACTAATCGTCATTTAAACCAACTTGATTGTTATTTATTACGGTATCAATAGCAGTAATTTTATCATTAATTAAGTCTGCTATTTTCTAATTCTAAGAATCTGCTTCATTATTAGTAGTAAGCCATACATTTTCTCCTGTAGAAGTAGTTTCATAGTCACTTGCTGATAACTTTCTACTTCCTAGTTTACCTTTTTTACGTAGTTTTTCAACCTCGTCACGTAATTCATCTACGTGACCGTTTCTAATTAGTGTAGCTAATTCTTCATTAGATTTATCTCTTTTATATGAGTTACCATTAAATGCTTCTTTAGCATAGAAAATACCACCACCAAGAGCACCTCCTAAAAAAGACATAGAATATCTTTCAAGAGCATTATCCCAGGCACCTATATCTTTAGTAGATGTGTCTGCTCCTAAAAATCCAGCTAACTAATAAATAGACTTAGCTGTATCAGTAACTAATTCTTCTCCTACTTCTTCCAAACCTTCGCCTGCTGCTTTTCCAAAGAATCCAGTAGTATGGTATTTCAAATCATCAGCATAATTACCTAAAAATGATTTAGTTTTATTTAATGCTGCATATACTTTCTATACTAATTTATTAGCAGGAGTATCATTAGAGGCACTTATCTAATCAAATACAGATTTTAAACCATTATATTTAACTCCATTGTCATCAGTAAATCCAAGTAATTCATTTTTAATAGCTTTTCTAGCAGCCTTTACACTATCTTCAGTGGCATCATCAAAGAATAATTCTCCAAGATGTGCATACTTATCAACAGCATACATACCTAAAGTACTACCAAGAGCAATAGCAGCTGCATCTTGTTTAGAAGCCCCATGTTGAAGGGCATCACCATATACATCAGAGTTAGATACTACTGCCATATAAGCTAATGAAGCATCTCTACCTAACTAAGTAGATTCTTTCATTGCTTTCTCAGCTGCTGGTAAATATTTCTTTATGCAAGCTGCACCAAGAACGCTATCTTGCCAGTTTCCAGTGGAAGAAACTGCTTGTAGTGGCATAGAAGAAGCTTTTGCTTTATATAGAGTAGCAGCATTTTCCATAGCTTCCTATACATAATTCTTACTACCTTTTAGCTTATTTATAGCTTCTGCAATACCTTTCTGCTGTCCCCACTATAAAGCTACATCAGAAATAAGATTACCAAAATTCTCAATGCTAAATGTATGTTCTTTAGCATAATCAGATGTTCCAGAAGTGAATTTATCTCCCATAGCTGCAATAGTGTTCATCCACTTAGGAGTCTCAGAATCACTAAATAGAGCAGTCGTCATTCCATATAACATAGGAAGAGACTTTGCCATTTCTCTAGCTATTAAAGCCGTTGAATAAACTGTTCCTATAGGTCCTCCTATAAACATTGGAATAAGAGTTGCTACATTCTTAGCTATCACTCCTCCAACAGACTTCTCAATATCATCAGAGTCAAAGAAATCATATTTATTTAATTTAGTACCATCTACAGTGAGAGTGTCTAAAGCAGACAACACTTGCTTTCCAATAGGACTTCTGCCTCCTAAAGTTTCATAATAATATGTACCCTCACTATTCAGTTTAAAATCTCCTTTTTTATGTTTAGTACCATCTTTATCAACAGTATCTTGGTCGTATTGAGCAAGAACTAAAGGGTCCGAAAACAAAGACTTTAACCAACTTAACCCAAAATCTGATTTACCATTAAATAAGGTGTTATCATTAGGTGTCCAATTCTCAAACTTACCTGTTTCGGTATTAAAAATTTTCTAAGTCTGAGCTATTTCTGAACGACTTTGTTCTGGTTTACTCCAAACATTAACTCCTTCAATACCAACTTTCTATCTGTCTGGATTATATCCTCTACCAATTTTTAGACCATTACTTCTAACTCTATCATTAGGAGTTCTTAATGTGTCAAATACACTAAGTTCTAATCCAGCTGGGGTTTTATCATTTTTAAAATCTTTAAAATCCTGTAATCTCTAATCATAATACTGGTCAAACTTTTTCTAAGAAAATTGACCATCATTATCCTTGAAAGCAGGATTATTTTTAATAAAATCAGACTTTAAATACTAATCTTTTTTTAAAAACTGTGTATTATCTATACTCATATCTGCTATATCCTTAAAATCAGATATAGAAAAATCAGGATTATTTAAATTTGCTACTAGCCAATCATTCATAATACGTCAGCACTTGTAGTTTTAGATTCATTCATTTTCTAGAAGTTCCTATATTTCATTTCATATTTAAGAGCTTCATCATAATCTAAATTCTAGTTACCTCCTCTAACAGCAGCTCCTACATTATTAGTAATAGGAATATATATAGTTGCTTTATAAATATTTTCCGTACCAAACCAATCGAATGGGTTATACCAATCAAAGGTATCAATGTCTGGAACTTTAGCATCTTTTCCAGTTCCAACTGTAAGAGAATCCTTAATTAACTAAATCTAATCATCTGTAGGATTTTTAATATGCTTAACAAAATCTGAATCCTAGATTCCATTCTTTTCAGTGGTATATCCCTCTGTAAGAATAAATGGTGCAGTATGTTTAGGATTTGGAGTTCCATCATCTTTAAGATACTAGTCAAGATGATATTTAGCTTTAATAGCTTGAATTTGCTAAGGAGAAGTATTTCCTAATCCTTTTATTTCATTCATAGCAGCATTAAAATCATCTAAGACACTTAATTTAACTGTTCCATCTTCATTTACTGGAAGTTCAGCTCTAACCACACCAGTATTATTATAAGTAATTTTAGCTAACTATTCAGGAGAAAGTTTCTAATCTCCAAACGTTATATTTCTAGCATTTTTAACTATATCTTGTAAACCAGATTGAGCTAACATATTCTACAGGGAAGTATTAGTAATAGTGTCTCCCTTTTTATCAGATACTGCAGAATAGAATGAGCCATACACAGACATCTATATTCCATTACCCTTATCAATAGTTACAGGAGCAACATCTGACTCACCCATATCTTGCATAATTTGTAGTGGAAGAGATGTTTTCATATCAGTACTATCTTTACTTCCTGCATTAGCATCCTTAGACATAGATTTTTTAGTAGGACCTCCTTCTAAGTCAACGGTGAACTACTTATCCTCACTTGTCTTAGATAAAACTAACTAACTAACTAAGCCAAGAGCTTCTTTATCTGTACCTCCCTGTGTTTTAGTTTTCAACAATGCCTTTGCATTCTCTGGAAGAGTCTAATATATATAAGCAATAGCCTATTGTGCCTATTGTGCCTGAGTTTTATTAATTATTTGAGCTTTATATAAATCTTCTATGGAAGCATCATACTATCCTGTTTCCTAAGCTGCTTTAATAAAATCATTTAGACCCTATATAAGCTAACCTCCCTAGGTAGTAGCGTAAGCAGTTTCAGAATTACTATTAGTACCAAGATTTCCGATACTGTCTTGTATCATTTTAGTTACCTAACTAATTCCAATACCATTATTAACTATATTTAATACCTTATCATTACCTGCTAAATTAGCATCGTTAGCTCTCATATATAATAAGTCCTAATTAGTTACAACAGTCCAGCCAGACTATTTAGCCTAATCAGGAGACATTAATTTAAAATCTTTTCCATTTGTTACATATACTTGTCCATACTAATCAATAGCTGCTTCATTTAATCCACCATTAGATTTTACAGTCTCCATAGCTTTATCATACTAATCTCGACTAAAAGAGAGATTATTCATGGTCTAAAGAGTGGATAAATATTTAGATTCTATATTCTAAGTAAAAGAACCATCAAAATCCATCTAAGTAAGCTATTCAAGCTACTATAACTAACCCATAGCTATATTTACATCACTTGGAAGACCTTTAAGCTTTTCTTTAAGCATTGTATATAAATCTTTACTTGTCAACTTACCACTCTCTGAATCTTTAGTAGCTTTTGCAGCCAAAGCTTCTTCCTAAGTAGCAGTTGTTCGCTTATCAGACACAATTACTGGCTAATAAGCAACAAAGGGAGGAGTTGTTCCTCCCTATTGAAACTTAAATATCATATTATTGGTAATTTATCAATCATTAAACTTCCCATCAATTTATCATCTTTATATAAATCAGCACTTACATAATTAGTAGAACCTGGAAAATTAATGCATTGTTTAAGAACTTTATTTATATTTTCAGTTATAGTTAAAGTCTCTGCTTTAAAATCAGAATCTAATATACCATATAAACAATCTATTTGTGTAAATATTATTTTGTCTACTTTTCCTAAGTATTGTTCTATGTTGTTTGTGAATAACCCTGTATTATTGGAATTGTTGCTGCTATTCCTCGCCATACATTTCTTAAAGATTTATCCGTGAAAAAATTAACTCCATTATCTACAGTCTATGGAACCTCTACACTATGATTATCTTGCATCCATTCTTGAGCTGCTAAGCCTCTAGCTCTAGTTTCCTAACCCTCTTTCAAATATTTTATTTGCTTTAATATAGTCTAGTCTGCTTGTTCTGGTGACATACCTCTTTTTATTAATATTCTTCTTATATTAACTATTTTCTGAGGGTCAATTTCCAACTAATTAGCAAGTTTATTCGCATTTTGCATTAATTTATCTATCGCCGACTTAGCTTCTTTATTAGATATTAACTATTCAAATGCAACTCTTTCATTTGCAGGATTATAGTTCATAGTACTCATATGACTTCCCTCATGTATTCCAGTATACTTAGGAGAATTAGGACCTATTCCTAATACAAGTTCTCTCTTAATAGAACCATCGGGATTTCTTGCAATGTTGCTGTAGCTATTGTATGACTCAGTATCCTATAAAACTTGTAAGCTAGGTACTCTAGGTTCAGAGGATTGTTTAGTAGATAATAAACCATTTGCATAGTTTCTAAAAGTTTCTATTTCCTAATTAGTTAATCCTGCAGCTCTTGCATTATTTTCCCAAATAGGATTTTGTTTATATCTACGCATTAAAGCAAGTCTTCCCTAGTTAAATAATCCCAAATCAGAAAATTCTTCTGTTGTTTTAGTAAGTAAGTTTATTTGATTTAGTTTTGGAAGTTTTGACATATTAAATAATGCATTTGTGCCAAAAATACTAAGTATGTCAAATCCTGTATTTACAACTTCATTACCTGTTCCTTCATTTCCATTATCTACATAGTCCATTGGTTTCTAACCTTTGGTAACCGCAGTAACTAATTTAGAAGGTCTTATTCTATCTAGAATATTAGAAGCTAACTAGACAGTTTTATGTTCTGCCTAGTTCATTTGCTTCTGTTTTCTTATATTAGATGCATTCTTACTATCTTGCTGTTTCTACCAATCATTTCTAGTATCTTTACTTACCTATTCATTTTTAGAACGTATAATAGTAACTTTACCATTTCTATCATTATAAAAGGATTCTCCAGGTTTTAAGTGATACTGATAAGTAGTAGGTATAGAAGGTTTGTAAGAATGTATTGTATCCTAATAACCTGGCATTAAGATTTCTTTTTACGTTTCTTTTTAGTACTACTATAATTAGTTAGTCTATTTATAGCATCATACATTCTATCTATATGGTCTTTAGTTGTTTTATAGAATCTATCAGCATCTGCTGTTTGGGCTTTTAACTAAGCTGCTGCAAGTTTTTCACCCTTAGCTGCTTCTCTTACTTTTTTTAAGTTTATATGACCACCTTTCTTCTATTTAGTAGTCTAAGTAGTTATAGTTGGTGAATAAGAGGATTGTCTAATAGTCCAATATTTAGATTTAGGAATACCATAGTATTCTCCAAGTAAGTCTTGCTAAATCTGTCTAGTAGCTGATAACACTTTATTCCATTGTCTTAATTTATTAGGGTCTTTCTAAATATCATCAAGCTTCATAGAACCATCTACGTATACCTTATTCCACAGAGATACATCTTCTGGAGTTAAACCATATTTATCAGCATAGTTGGACAATCCGTATTTAATAGCATTATTTATATCTCCTTGTGCAAACTAATCAGCTCTAGCTCTCATTTGTTCATAATCAGATTTTGCCTTAAACTCCTTCTCTTGTGCTAAAGCATCCCAAACAGTGAACTTCTAATTAAGATAAGCAGCTTCTAGAGAATTATTTTCATTCTTAGTATTATATATAGACTATCTATTCTACATAGCTGTATTGTGTCTACTAGTATGATTAACTATTTCTTGTTCCCAAGCTTTCTCTGCCATTTCTCTTAGTTGCTAGTTACTCTGTTGTCTTCCCTAAGTAACGGCTTCATTACCTTTAGCTACTGCATCTAACTAAGCTGCTGTTTGTAAATTTCCATCAGAGGTTAATGGCTAACTAGCTAATCTATTTAACTATGCTGCAGCAGCCTAACCATTCATTTCTGCATCTAAATCAGATTGAATATAACGATGGTCTTCTTGAGGGTCTAATAAAAGAGGCTATTTCTTTAACATATCTGTAACTTTTCTATTAGTTATATCAGCATACATAGCTCTAGGAATACCCCATTTATCAGTAACATCTAGTTTACTTAGTAAATCTTTAACACTAAAATTATTAGGTTGTTCTGGCTTTTTATCGTCCGCAGGGTTTACTTTAGAATTTGCACCAGTAAGTTCATAGTCATTCCAATAAATTGTCTTGTCGTCATTCCATCCTGAAGTTACAGGTTTATCAGATATTTGATAACCATCTAAATCTTCCGGATTTACCCAATGCTAAACACCATCTTTATCTTTATAGAAATAACGATTACCTGTATTTAAAAATACATTATGTCTAGCTCCTAAGATTTGGTCCTTACGTACCCTCTTAACATAATCTGCTAGATTATCGTAAGTCTCTGCCGGTCTGTTAAGACTATCATTATTCTTTACAGTCCATTTAGTTCTTAACTTACCAGTATTATCATAGAAAGTTGCAGAAGAGTCAGAAGGTAATTGTGCATCTACTGCTTTAGCCCACTTTTCTCCCATAAGAGTAAATGTCCCGTCTTCATTTAGCAAATCTTCTCCAAATCTCTAATAGTAATACTGATTTTCAATATCCATTACGCTCTAACCTACAGTATTATTAGTTGGAACATATCTACCTGTTCCCTAACCATTCTAATTAGAAACATAAAAATCAGTTGGACCATTTGACATATCGCCAGCATATAACTGATTAGTATCATAACTATATTTATATTTATTTACATCATAATCACCTTTAGAACTTAACTAAGAATACCAGGGATTTCCATTTATACTATTACCATTAGCTAGTTTCTAAACAGAACCACCTTCCTTAAAATAAAATCCATGTTTCTAAAATAAATCTCTCCAAGTCTAACCTTGTGTTTTAGGTCCATATTTTGGAGTTGGAGGTATATATGACTAAACAGGTGTATTATTAACTCTTGTTTTTAATGGAGCATTAACTAACTACTAAATTCTCTACTTAGTTGACGTTTTTGTAGACTATTTAGTTTGTGGTTTAAGTAATGAATTTTTATAAGGATTCTTTATATCTATATTAAAACCATGTAGATTGTTTTCTCTGGCAACTTTCCATATATTAGCATCACTAAACGTTCCTTTATTATTTAATCTACTAAAATCATATACTGATTTAACTTGTGGATTATTAAAATGTAAATGTCTTAACTACTACCATTTACTGTTTCTAAAGAAACTATTTAATTCTGCATCAGGATGTATTTTTTTAAATTCCTTATTTATATCTTCTAAGGATTTCTACTTCTTTAAAGTTTCTAACTATTCAGAAGTTATTTTGTATTGCTTTCCATCAGCTGCAGTAATATTAAAGTCTTTGGTTTTAGTTCCTTTAGCCATAGCATTAGCTTTGAAATGTCCGACTGCTCCTCTAGAGACTCCTGCTAAAGCTGAACAACCTGCAGCAATGTTCTACCAATCTTTAACTGTAAGGGATTCATTACTAGCTAATTTAGCCCAAGATGCTCTTGATTCTGGAGATAAAGCATTAGCAGCAGATAAAGCTGTAACAATCCTTGGAACATATTTAACTAAGGTTTTAGCTACTTTTCCAGCCTTTCCCGCAGTTCCAAAACCAGGGATTAGTCCTATAGTATCCATAGCTACATTAGCTCCGAGATTTTTAAAAGCTCCTCCTAAAGACACTGACTTATCTGATAAGTCTGCCCCAAAATTAGTTAAAGTAGAAGCTAAACCAGTTCCAGCACTTATCGCAGTACCATAAACTGGTACAAAAGCAGATATAGCAGATGCTACATCCATTCCAGCAGAAGTTATCCTAGCTATATCAGTTGCAGTAAATTCTGTACCTCCTGGCTTTCTCTAACTAGCTAATTGTCTCTTTCTATCTTCTGGAGTATTTGAATTATTAATTTCTTTCTAATTTGCTTTCTATTTAGCAGCTTCTTTTTCAGATTTAGTTTGTAGTTTCATTCCTAACTAAGCTTTAGAAATAACCTAAGCCTTTCGTACAGAATAAGGGTCATCCCTATAAGCATGTGCTTTTCCATTATTAAACCAGATATAAAGAGGCTGTCCTTTAGCATTTTCAGAACCTTTTAATTTGTATATTTCATTACCTACTGAATCTTGAACTTTCTCAAACTAATCCCATCCTCCTTCAGTTTTATCAAGTAATGGTTTATAATAAGCAAGAGCCTCTCCTAGATTAGATATTTTCTATCTACCTCCATTAACAGTCATATTAATAGATGTTCTAAGAAAATCTCCCCTTCTATTACCTGTTTTGAAAGCATTCTATAGACGTTTCATAGCTTCCTGACTAGTACCACTAGCATATTCAAAATCGGAATTTCCATTAGTTACACCATTACCAAAAACTTCTGTTCCGTAGTTTCGTTTAGTTACGTTAGCATAACTCTAATTATTAGCCAACCATTGCTACCATATTTTATTATTTTTAGCATCCTATTCCTATTTAATAGTATTATTATACTAATCAGAAATAGTTTGTGATTCCTAATTATATTGTCTTCTAGCTAAATCAATAAGATGGTCTCTCTATTCAGGATGTGCTGCAATCTAATCAGCTAATTTATATCTATCAATAACATCCTAATCATTATTAATGTCAAATGGTTTCTCAGGTTTACTTTCAGAAGTTGTAGAATCTTGTGAACCCATATTAAAGAATCCATTATTCCAAGTACCGAGACCTGCTTTAGATGCTGCTAACTAAACTCCGTTCTTCCATCCTTCTACATCAAAATCTTTGTTATCTGTAGAATATTCTTGAAGTTTATTTTTATATGCTTCAACATTAGCTCTTACATCATCGGGTAAATCATCACGTTTTAGATATTCGTCAAGGTCAGTGAGAGTTTGAGCTATTCTATTAGTATATTGTCCATCTTTATCTAAAGCCCAGTACAATTTTCTATCCACCTACTCTCCACTTGGATTATATTTCTTATTCCAAAATGAAGCAAAACCATTCTTAGCATAATCAAACCCTTCAGTACTATCGGAAGTTGCTTTTTTAGCTTCTAAGGCATCTCTCAAACCCTTACCTATCTAATTAGCGTAACTGGCAAATTGTCTATTAGCTTCAAAGGTCTGATACTTACCTTGTTTTCTAGCTTTTAACTTATCATAGTCTTCCTAACTAATTTGCTATCCCTTATTATTATAATAGAAATTGTCAGAATCAGTATTAGAAAATTCTCCATTTCTATCTGTTATAGTACCAAACTCATCTGTACTAAATCTGTCTGTACCATTGTTTATCTAATCCTATAAAGCATTAGTAAAGTTAGTATAAGAATGCTTCCATTCTTCTTTTTGTTCTGGAGTCCAATCTGTTTTAGAATTAAGAAATGATTCAGCATTATCTTTTAGATTCTATAAATATAAAGCTGTATCAAAATTATGTCCTCCAAAGTTATATTGTGATTTCTTCTTAGTTTCTGCCATAATAAAAATTTAGGGATATACCTAAATGCGTATCTAGATATATCCCTACGTTTTAATTTAATTACTTCTAAATTCTTCTAATCAATCGACCCCCTTTACGGTAAACAGGTTGTCCTTGTTCAGGTGCAGCTGCTTCTGGACCAACTCCCTCAGCAGAAGCACCACCCCCACCAAGCATTTCGAGTACCATTTGACATACTTGAATTGCGATTTGGCAGTCTTGATTCTAAACTGCCTACTGAGCACCTTGCATTAACATTGCTGTTGGGTCTTCACCTCCACCCTACTGAGCAGCGTCTTGAGGTGCTGGAGCAGCACCACCTTCTTGAAACTTCTTAATAAATTGCATACGTTTTAATTTAATTTGTTAATTAACTAGTTAATTATCTAATAATATTATGTATTTCCATATTACATATTATTTATCTAATGTACAAATAATTTTGATGACTTATATAATTATTTAATTTTTATCGTTCTAATTCTCCTTCTCTTTAGGAGGTTCTACATATTCAGGCTCTCTATGGTCTTGTGCATAAAGCTCTTTAAACATTCTTTTACCAAGTCGCTTACAATACTTAGTAAATAGTTCTTTATTATTCTTATGAGCTTCTGCTTTTTTAGCCCAAGTAATCATCTGTTTAGTTGATATTCTACTAAATATACGCTCGCCTCCTTGCAAATTCATCTAAGTTGAACCATCAGGAGCTAATACCTTCATTGCATATTTATTAGGGTCATCTGATTCATCAAATTCAAAATCATCACCCTCTTCAATACCAGAATCCTAATTTACTTCTAATATATATTTAACATTAGGGAATGGATGTAATGTTTCATCTTCAGGTTGAGCTTTATATACTGTAGTTACTTCATCATCGTCATTAATAGCTATCTAATCAAGTGGAATCTTTGTATCTTTCATCCACATTTCTACAACAGGCTATTGTTCAGACCAGATAAACAACATTCCCTCGTCTGGTTGTAAATAATCTCTATCTTGAAGTCCTTTCTTTCTGTCTTCTTCTGTTTTAGCTATTTCTACAGTATATTCCTTATCTCCTATAATTATTTTCTTTTTATCCATTACACTACAGAATTAGCATATTTAAGTCTATTTTTGAAATTTGCAGCCCAATTAGCAGGTCTCTCAAATTTCTACATAAAAATCTTTGTTGCATCTTCTACTGATGATGTATTTCTAAGAGCATCTAAAGCACCTTTCTCAGAACTGTTCAACTCTTCCCATAAGTATTCAAGTTGCTAACTAACAGTAGGATTTGTTCCGTATTTACTAAACAATCTGGCTTTGCGAGAACCTGTCCATTGTGCTAGACCATAAGAATTATGTCCGTCTCTAGAAACAATATTATGTTTTCCACCTGATTCCTACATAATATTTCCATAAATACCTTTAGCTTGATTTTTAGTTAATCCCTTATTCATAAAGAAATTAACTATTTCATTTCCAGTAGGAGTTCTATCATCTGACTATTGAGATGTCTCAGACTGTTCTAGAGGTTTCCATCCTGCAAATCCTTCTTTTTTCTAACTTCTATTTTGAACTCTTTCCAAGTTTTCCTAATTAATTAATTCTTCTCCTATAGGTTCATAATCAACAGCAGAATCTTGCATGTAAGAGGGAACTTGTACCTAATTATAAGATACTAATAAATCATTTATGTTCATCTAAAGTTCCTCCTTTCTTACACTCTTTAATCAAACCTGTTCTATCTTCGGTATTATGAAGAATTTCATAAACAAGAAGTTTACCAGCTTCAACAGCTATTTCATCCTTCTCTTTCTAGGTATTAGTATATCCCTAGTACTTTTCATGTAATTCTTCTAATTTTTTAGTTACTTCCAAAGAGAATATAATTTCATTTCGCTCTATTTCAGCTTGTTGTTCACCTTTATTATCAATTACCGGAATACCTTTTTTAGTTAAATCCTCAGCATGTTCCATATGATGCTTATTAGCATGTAAAGCACCTTCTGGTATTACATTCTTTTGATTAGTTTCTTCTTTATGCGATTCAGGAGTTTCCTATTTAGGTTTACCTCCTTCAGCTAAAGTCTACACTTTAGATTCTATGGAAATATCGGGCTGCCATTCCTAATTATTAAGTAATTCTCCTCCATCTTTAAATTCAGGAGTTTCCTATTTAATATCAAGATTTATAACTGGCTGCCATTCAATTTCCCTAGTATCAACATTAATTATCTCATGTATCTAACCTCCAGTTCTATGTTTTCTTAACTAAATACGATTGAGAATAGCTCCCTATTTAGCAGCCCTAATATATTGTTGCTAATAACCCCCATTAATATCCATATTATATCTAGTGTAAGCTAGATCTGATTTATTAGCTAACTAGTCTTGATATTCATTAGAAATATTAGTCATAGTATTCTATTGCTATCTGGCTGAATCAATAAGTCGATTGGCTTTCTTTCTAGCTCCACTGCTAAATAAACCATATTTCTTTCCTGCTTTAGAGACCGCATCATTTATAGTATTTACTGAACCTCCATAAGAGCCTCCCACTTTTTCAATAGTATCATTATTAGCTGAGAAATCCTAAGTGCTTCCTCCCGCAAAACCATTTACAAGACCAAGCCCAGATAATCTACCCACAGTACTGTCCATAAACTAGTCTGTTTTAGTCATTTGGTCTGTAGATGCCCCAAGTGCTCCTAAAGTATCTGTAGCAAATTTACCCATTTTCATAGCAAATCCGCCAACAGGGAAAACCATACTAGCAGCATCGGCTATGGCATCATATCCTGTATTTAATCCTTTAGTTAAAGCAGAATCATTAGCATGTTGTTTACTAAAAAACATACTATCTAGGGTATTGACTGCTTGACCTGCAATTCCTGCAACACCAGTAGTTTTATCAGCACCAGACAACCACTTCCAATTCTGCATTAACTAGATTCCATTATTAACAGAATTTCCCAACTAACCTAAATTAGCCATTGTGGAGTTACCAGACATAATACCAAAATTAGTTAATCCATTATAAATAGTTGGCGAAACCTATTGATAGCCTCCCAACACCTATTTAAGATATATCTAGTTACGGATTCCCTAAGTATTCTAATTAATCTAATTATTTACAGTATCCTAAGCTGTTTGGGTGAGCGTGGAGTTACTAGTATCAGTAACCCCAAACTAAAGCCCTAATTGTCCTTTCTATATTAATCTTAGTTTTCTATAATTACGCATAACTAATTTGATATATTGTATTTAAGAAGTCTATTACTGCTAACTCTTCTCCAGAATATCTGATTCTTATTTTTATAAACTTGTCTCTCATATCAGTTTCTTTACGATTCTAAGCACTTCCAAAGTTATATTTGTAGATATTAACATCATCTAACCAACTATCAGTATCAAAAGGATGAATATTGTTCTCAAAATCAACCTTATATAGATTATACATAGCATTGTCCTTTCCCTCTGACGATGCTGTATACCCTGTAGAGTTTAAAGAATTTAAAGAATATCCTGGGATTGAGATTTCACCTCTAGTTTTTACTTCATCTGGAATAGGAGAATTATAAAGTGGCAGAGGAGGTAGTTTTACACCTTCTTCTACGCCATCTTTCCAAGTTGAATTTTCTGGAATACACAACGCTTTATTCGGGTCTTTTTTCACATACTCATTCTTATAAGTAATAAGTAAAGGATTAATCTATACTTTCCATCTGTCTTCTAAATAACGCATATTAGAAGCCATCAATCCTCTTCCACCGTAAGCAGAGTCTATCGTATCTGGCTAATCATCTACATCAACTGCTAAAGCATGATTCCATACTCTAAATTCTTGTCTGTTTGGATAATAAACAATTTCTCCTCCAGACAAATGTCTGTAATCATGTGTTCCTACCTAAGAAGCAATATAATAGTCTTCTACTTCATTTAAGCCATTTCTTCTAGCATAATAATTATGAGGTAAGTCTGCAGATTTAGCTTGCTATCTAGTCTAAATCTTCAAAAAGTCATTATTGTATTCAATATCACATCCATTATACTACCAGAGTGCTTTCATAGCTTCTTGTCTAAAATACATATTTGGTTTATCTTTTGCAAAATCATAAGCTTCTCCAATTACTTCATAATGGAAAGATTCAGGTTTTGCTTTGTTAGCTACAAGTTCCAAATTTGTAAATATCTTATGAATAGCAGGGTCATTAACTACAACCACTTCAAACTCAAATGGATGCTATTTACCATACCAATAACATGGATATATATCATCTGCAATATCAAATATACCTGCCTAACCGTGTTTCCAGAAATCTGTAGTTAAGAACTGCATATTTCTCTATGGAATAGTAGCTACGGTAGATTCATAAGTAGCAAACTAGTAACTAGCTTGTTTATTATAGTAATAGTCTTGTAAACCCTGTTCCTAGTTAGGCAAAGTAACCTCAATAGTAGCTTTAATATTCAATAACTTAACTATAGTATCTGCATTTATCTACTATTCTCTAGGTAACATTTCTCTCTTACCCTACAAATTTTTAAATATAGGTAAATTGGACTATGAAGCATCTGTAGGAGTTATTCTATGTGATTCATCATCAGAATAAGCGTTTCCTGCATTATTTCTATAATATAGTTCAGATAGTAATTTATTATCCATATTTCTATGTAAATAAACTGCTTCTCTACCATCATTTCCATTACGAGTTACTAGTACTTTATCAGTTTCTGTAGAAGAGTTGGTATTTCTTACATACAACGGAGAATCATTATTCATATAAAGTCCATACACATAGACTTTGTAATTGAACATGGCATCTGAAGTGTTTCCATCTGTTCCTATTTGTATATAAGGATTTCCAGTAACCTAATATACCATCTTCTGTATCTTGAAGTTTTTATAATTACCATATATATCTCTACATAATTCATAATTAATAGTGTATGGCATATTGTAATCTGGTAACACTCTGTTAGCTAGTCCTAATATTCCTACAAAATTATCCCTAGAAGCTACGGTACACGTTATGGTTTTTACTTCTCCTGTTTTAGTTACATAAGTAATAGGAGCATCATAACTTACTTCAGTGTTTCCTTCTTTTTCTGAATCAAATATCACATTAGTTAACGTGATTCCATCTGAGAAAGAGTTTGAAGCATGAGATACTCCCAGCTTAGAAATCCATTTAGAAGTTTCTCTGTTAAACGAGAATGGAATATTATCTATATTCTCCATGAAACTAGGAACCCAACTATAGAAAGTTATAAACTTATCTAATAACTCATTATAACACAAGTTCCAAACCTTCTCCTAATAACCATATGTGTTATCATAGAAAGTAAACAACACATCCCTTTTATAAGCATTATAACAAGTTTTCACATTACGAATACCTAATTTAGGAGTAAGCTCTCTTTCACTAAGAGTAATATTATTATTTAAAAATTCTTGAACTTTAAAGTCTGAAATACACTGTAGAGTCTATCCATCTGTTCTCCAAATCTTCTTAGCTACAGTATCTACTCCATATACGTATTGCTTAGAATCCCCAGTTAATCCTGGGACTTTTAAGACACTATCTGCCCACTGACTACCAAACATATCAGATATAACAGTTGGAGCTTCTGGGAGAACTCTAGAAGTGGCTATGAACTATCCAACAGATTGTTGAACTGCTTGCTAATTAACAGGAGCAATAGCAACTCCATGTTCAAATATAATTAATAGATTAGAATTTAAAGAAATTAATTTAACTATTTCTCCATATTCTCTAGTATAATCTACACTTCTAGTCTTTCTAAATACTCTAAACCCATTCTTATAAGCATCATTAATATGAATATCAGAATACATAATACGAGTTCCAAACCAATTCTTGATATATGGAACATCAGGTAATATGTTATTCCATCTGTCACTCAGAGACTTACTAAATCCTCTATTATAAATATGAGATTCAGGTATCTTGTAAGTGCCTTCAACATTCATAGGAACATATGGATAATAACCTCTAGGATGTCCTGTCATTTGTTTCTCATCCACATTAGAACTATCTAATGTACGTATATTTAAATTATAAGATGAGCGGACTCTAAATGTCACCCACATTCCTAACTACACTGCATTAACATCTCCTAAATTTATATTTTCATAGTCTTCAGTCTTAGAAGGATTATAATGGTCTTTCCAAGTGTTTTCATCAACTATATCATCATTATATGGTGCAGAAGGATCATTAAAATTTCTAATTACTCTGTGAGTAAACTAGCATATATAACAATCACCTCTATACGCTGAGAACTAATAACCATCTTTATAAACGTCAGTAGCATCATTCTATAATGCTGATTTAGGAGTGACTAAATAATTATCTGATTTAGAAATATCAATTCTGTCAGTAATAGCATTATAAGTAGAATTATCGTCCATTCTAATCTGTATATATTCTGAGGTGTTAGCTTGACTATATTTAGGTATATAGATATTCACTGTGGTTGCTGGAGTTAATTTATCAGAAACATTAGCAACACCTAAATATGCACCATAAACTCCTCTAACTATATCAGAATTTGCCTATTTATTACTTATAGTTTCATCGTCAGATTCTGAATTATTACGTTTATCTCTTTCTGACTTATATTCGTCACCTACAGATTCATATCTCCATGCTTCTTCTGCATATCCAGCTCTGCTTCTAAACTTTAGATTATCTAATCCAACACATTTGACATCTTCGGGAACACTTATAAGCTTGTAAGTACCCGATATACTTGAAGAGGTATCATAATAATCAGGGATGTAATAATGTCTATAATTATTTATAGTATCTTCTGTAAAATAATTAGAACTGTGTCCCAGTAATAGATTATTTCCCTAGGATTTAGTTGCTTCTATTAAATGTTCATTACCAGTAAATATCTAATTAAAATAAGTCTAATTTACTTCATAATCAGGACATAGTATTACCTAAGTTTTATTTTTAGAACCATCTTTAATTATTATTCTATCCTCAAAATTACCTCCAAGCTATCTAGATTCATCAAGTTCTTGTATTTTATAACCAGATGGGCATTTAGTATTTCTTCCATCCAACTTCTTAGACTACCAAGACTGAATACCATATTTAACTGTTTGTCCTGTAGCGACTGCAGCAGTTACTAATCCTGCAGCAGCTCCCGCTCCTACAGCTATAATAGCAGAAGCACCTACTGTCCCAGTGGCTAATCCTAAACCAGTAGTTACCGCTCCACCAGCTACTAAAATTCCTCCTAAGGCAGTACTTCCTGCTGATACTGCTCCTGCTAAAGATGCTCCTGCTACTAATGCTCCAGCTGCTCCTGCTGTAAATACTGTAGCTGCTCCCAGTGCTACTACTCCAGCAGTTATTGCAGTAATTTTCCCTATTTTACTCCATAAACTAGAAGATTTTTTCTTAAATTTAAACTAATATCTAGATAAAAATCCCTCAGATATATAATTAACATCGTTAATATCTTCAGTAGTTACATAAGTTTTGTCTAGAGAGTTCTGAAGTTGTTCTAATACTCCGCCAGCTGTTGGAATTGTAGGAGTGTAAGAATTCTAATCTAATCCTAAAGTAATTCCCTAAGCTAGTATAGTTGGTATTCGTGATTGTCTAACAAAGAAGAAACCCTTAACATATTTCTTAAGTTCTTTTATAGCTTTATCACTTATTCTAATATCCAAGCCATGTATAGTATTTGTGTCTTTATTAGATACTAACTTAATTACCCCTTTAACATTTTCGTTCTGGGCTGTTCTAGTAATACCTTTATCAGGATTTATTAAATAAGTAGATTCATTATACTATATGTAATTACGTTCATTATTTTTATATATGTTAATACTAGAATATAATATATCTTCTTCCTTATCTTTGTCATATTCCCTAACATTACTACATCCCCTTATATTGAACACTGGGGTTAATTCCCCATTTGGTAAGATATATACTACTCCTAAGCGATAGTACTCATTATTCCAATATCCCACATAATTATATATATACTAAGAGTCCCAATATCCAAGAGAGGAAGTATTTATATTATAATTTTGATCAAACTTACACTCATAATCTTTGTCTTTTAAATAAGGTAAAAAATGCAAAGATAAATCAGATAACTCTTTGTATGGTATTTCTGGTTTATGAACGTTACCAAGTAGTAGCATATTCTAACAAGTGGTCTATGCTTTAGCTGCATCTACTATTTCAAAAGAATCGTTAATATCTGCAGCAGTTATTGGAATAGTAGGTTCAAAACCGTTAATACTTATATTACAAGTTCCAGCATTAGATACTACAAATTTTTTATCAATCTTTATATATTCCGTATTGAAATGCTCTTCCTATTCAGCAGTATATCTAGAATAATATACATATAAATAATCATAAGAAGAATCTATGTTGGACATATAAAGATTAACAGTTTTAAAGCTGTTTTCGTTTTTAGTTCCAGTAGTTAAACTATCAGGAGCTCCAAATCCTATAAATACGCTAACTAGTCCTGATTCAGCCACAAAATCAGTTTCATTTCCATCCGCATCAGAATATTTAATATAAAAATGATAATTTCCAACTTTAAGATTACCACCAGAAGATGTGCCTTCATAAGATAATTTAGGAATACTAATTACTCTCTTATATAATGATGTATCTATGTTAAACTAATCACCCTCATCATATATATTAGTATCATTATTCCCTTTTCTATCAATTATTTCATAGGTATTCATTCCTGTGGTACTAAACCTACTATTAATTAATCTTGGGGGATTTATACCATCATTGAGAATAAGATTAACAGAACCGTCATAACTATATTGTGGAACTATACTTACAGGATGTTCAATATCAAAAGATAATTCATCTGTAATAAAATCTACTAGTTCTCCTTTTTCATGTAAGGTTATTTCACCAGAATCTAATGGTACTGTTAACTAAGCATTTACTTGTCGCTGCCACTTTGTATAATCTTTATTAGGAGTTATCTAAAATTTTTCATTTAGTTCATCTAAAGTATATAACTAATCTTTATACTCATACTTATCCTACGTAAGTCTATAATTTCTAAATGGATTGTACTCATATACCATATTACCTTTAGTTGGTAATACCTTAGTTTGTACATTAAATGATATTTTGGTATTTTCCATTATTTAAACTAATAATCGTTCAATATTCTATCGGTATACTATAAATCTCGTATAGAACCTGAACCATGCCACCCTTCAAAAACTATTGAGTAAGCTGCACCAGTAGGTGATGTACGTTTACACATTAACTAACCATCAACTAACTACATAACACTTGCTATTGGAGTAGTATACTAAGTAGATCCAAACTTCGCTACATAAGTACCATTTGATCCATCTATACTTTGTATCTGGTATACTTTCTACTATGAATTACTTAATAATAAACTATTATTCTCTAAGTAATATAAGGTATTTGGAGAAATTTGTGTGTACTATACATTTTGAAGGTTATTATAGGATATGAGTTCTATACTCGAAGAAGAATCTTTTGTATTCTAATCAATACTATTTATATTTAATTGTATAGGTACATTTTTTATTATAGATGAAATTTGTACCTATACATTTTTATCGGTTTCGGTTAAATAGTTCGTTTCTAATTGATTCAAAACGTCTTTTATATACTAAGAAAGTTTTTCCGTGTTATTTATTAGCAATACATCATTGTTATTACAATCCACTTTATAAATCATATCCTAAGTATAAATTGTAGTATGTTTATACTGTATCACATCTGAAAGAGATTTTGTATTTCTGGTAACAGTATCTCCCATTTTATATGTCTAAGTAAGACAGCTAATAAGTTGATTAATAGTATCGTTACTGGTTACACTTGAATAGTCATTAAATAAATGAATACCATTAATATCAGTGTAACCTATCTAATAAAATACATCATTAGAAGTGATTTTTACATTTTTTCGATAAAGCTCCTAGTGTGTATTACTTTCATTATTAGATTTACTAAAATGCCATCTGTCAGATATTTTAAGAGTATTTAGGAAAAACTAATTTAATGGAAGTTTGAAAGATGCTTCTCCGAAATCAGATTTTGGGGAGCCTGAACCATCTCCGAAATAACGTATACTTCCATTTACGTATTGAGAATATGAAGTATA